CATACCAGTGTATAGAATTTAGGTTTATTAAAAATAAAAGAATTTATTAAGTCTTTCATACCTGTTTGCATCATATGTACTTCTTCCGAGTTTTCAATTACCCCTAACATATCAAACATAAGAAATCTTTTGTCATTTTCAATAATTTTTAAATTAGATTTAATTTTATTTCTATCTATTTCAAAACCCCTCTCTTTGTCATCATGTACGTATATGTAAGGTTCTCCTGAGGGATTTAATATACTTAATATTTCTTTTTCTTTTTCTAAATTTCTAATGAATTTAAATTTTTCAAATCTTTCTTCAAATGGTAAATTAACCATTTTGTAAAAAGATTCGTCAAAAGTTTTAGCCCCTTGCCCGTAAAGCCCCCCAAAACCCACAAATATTACGTCATTAATTATGTTTTTTGAAGAAATGTAATCGTTAACATCAGAATCTTCACCTATCGATAATATTTTTATTCTTTCATCATCTTTAAACATGTATCTAACATTTTTCTCATAATGAGGTTTACAAAAAACAAATACTTCATTATAAAGTTGGACAAAATGACGAATTATCCCGTTACAAATAATATGGTCGCCTAAACCTAAATGGTGATAAATATATTTCATTTTATTAATTTAAATTCTTTATCTTGTTGTTTGCTTAGAATATCAAATTTAGAACCGGTCTCAATTTGTTCATCCCATCTATTATGCCAATGCCAAGTAAATGCTCCCTCAAATAAATCTATATTTTCATGTTTTTGAAATGGGTTGTGTGTGGTTCCTTCATATCCCCATTCGGAATTAAACCAAATACAAGGTAACGCCAATACTTCATTTCTAATAGTTCTAGAATATAATTCCCACCCCCAACACGTACTATTTTTTAATGGTTGACTTACTTTTAAAATTTCTAAAAACTCTAATGACAAGTCAGACCCTTTATCTAATCTCATAATTGCACCATTCATTCTAAAGTTGGGGTCTACTGTGTTAGTATGAAAACACTTAAATCCTGTTGGACCCCATTGATATAAAAATTCTAAATTATTTAATGGGGACATATCTCTCAGCACCAACACATCCATATCAATATAAAATCCACCATATTTATGCAATATTAATAATCTAAATAAATCCCCTTCCAACCAACAGAAATCATCATTAACTGATTCTGAGGATTTTAAAAAATAACAATCTTCTAAGGTAGTATTTTTAATTTCTTTATTCATATCCCAAATTTTTAAATTAACGTATTTTGAAATTTCTTGAAAGAAATAATTGTTTGATAAATCAACATTCGACCATAAATTTATCTCTACCTTATCTATCTTATCCTTATGTGCCACAATAATTGATTTAATTACTGACATCTGTTTTAAACCAAATTCTTTAGGTACTCTCCAAAAAGAATGGAATATCAATTTATCATTTTCTCTTTTTTCTAAATTTTTAGCATATTCCAAAGAGTTTAAATAATTTATTTTTTCACTACGATATAACATTGTATTGTTATCAATTAATCTATACATTTTTTTTAAGTTATTTAATTAATTATGATGGAACACTAGTTCCCATTCTATATATGTAAAGTTGTTCGGGTAACTGATAAAATTTGAAATTATTTGTTATTCCTCTTTTCCATAAATCCCAGTCCTCTAAACCTCTAACATCATGATACCCTCCTAATTCAGTTAGACAAGTTTTTTTAATCATCATTGAGCCATGTGTTAGTACATTCCCATTAAAAATGTGGTTTTTAATATCTTCATGTGTCTCGCGAAATGATACACTACCTAAGTCTAAATATGTTTCTTCATCTAGATTATTAATATACCATGCTTTAGTACCTAAAAAATCAACATAATTATTATTGATGTAATTAATTTGTTTTTCAATTTTAGTGGGCATATACATATCGTCACCATCTAAAAATCCTACCCATTCAGTATCTATGTGATTTATTCCGTAATTTTTGGCATTTGCTAATCCTTCTTTTTTATCTTTACTTAAAATAGTTATATCTAAATCATAATTTGACGATTCAATCATTTCTTTAGTTTTACTCCAGCACTCATCCAAAACAATCATAGTTTTAAAATTTTTATACGTTTGATTAACTAACGTTAATAACGCTTTATTAAGTAACATATCATAAAAATTGTTTGTACTATGAACACAAATTAAAATTGTTAAACTATTTTTCATAAAAATTTATAATATTCAGAATGTCTTTTATCGAATTCATCAAAAACATCACCGACAAATTCTTTGTTTATTCTTTCTGTAGGAAATTTCTTTTTTTCTTTTTCAAAATTTAAGAATGAATCGTGTATAAGTGAATTATTTATAACTTTTGGATATATTTTTTCTTTTAAAAAGTTTTGGTCCACTTGCCAAAAGTTACCTTTCGTGTATTCATTTATCAGATTCTTTATATTTTTTAAAACTCCATTTCTACATCCCCACATACCACCTAAAATTTCTGTAGTATGATATGGATGGTCTCTCATAATATGAAAATCCTTATCTGAATTTAACCACTCATCAACCGCAGATTTTTCTCTTAAACTTAACCTACTATCGGTATCTCTTGATATCATAATATCAGAATCTTCACAAGCGTAAAACCTCCAAAACATTCCTGTCCAATCACCTTGTTCGTCCATAAAAATAACTTCAGTGTTAGGTGATTTACTTAGAACATTAATAATACCAATAGGTACACTTTTACCAACGTAAAATCTACAAGTCCAATCAGGATATATTTCTTTTGCTAAGTAAGCGTTTCTAATTGCCCCTATTGTATATTTTGGATTATCTCCCCATAAAGAAAAACTTATAATTTTTTTCATAAACCAAAATTTATGGATTTATTTTTCATATAAACTTCTTTATCGTGCGATTCGTTTTGAAAATTTTGAACGTGAATATCATCTCTCGCACCAAACCCACAATCCGGATGTTCGTGTTTTATTATAATTTCATCAAAATATATTTGTTTTCCCAATAAATTTGCAACATCGGTAAATTCGTTATCGGACCAAGTTGATTTATATTTTGGGTTATAGATATAATTAAACCTATCATAATATTTTTTACCTAAAATTGATAAAGTATTTAAATCTTTTCTATTTCCATCATTAAACCATAGAACTCCATCGGTGTCAGGATAATGTTCTTTCATTTTATTTACAATGATTTCATCGTAATTTTTAGTTTTTGGAATCATATCGTCTGACGCCAAAAGTAATATATCCCAATCTGTTACTTTTTCAACATCGGTATTAATCGCTTCTATTTTTGATTTTGAGTTTCCATAAAAATAAACCAAATTTTCATATTGATTTAATACATCTCTAACTAACTCATTATTCATTTCAGAATCATCTTCATCCATTGTTATTAAAAATTGTACGTCAACATTTTTAGATAAAAAATTATGATAAATTTTTAAAACATTTAAAAATTTATTTCTCCTATTTCTTGTGGGAAATTTAATTAACAGTTTCATTTTGAAAATTTTTATTAATAATTTTATTATATAATTCTTGTTGATTTTTATTTGCTTCAGTAGAAACAGTTCCATCTTTTTCGTGATGAAAATAATAAAATAACGGTTTAGAGATTCTTTTTCCGACAAATCCATTTATCCCCATTCTAATCCATAAATCATAATCTTCCCAACCAAATAAAGTCGTATCATATCCTTCGCATACGTCAAACGCTTCTCTTCTAAACATAGAACAATTAACAATAAATGGACCTTGTCTTAATCTTTCTAACGACCATTCAGGTCTTTGTTCCACACCCTGCATTTGTCCTATGTGATGAGTGTCACAATAAACGGGACTAATATTTTTATTTGTTTTTATAATGTTTAAACAACTTTGTATGTATTCAGGGTGAATCATATCATCCGAATCTAAAGGAAGTATAAACTCACCTGTAGAGTTTTTAATCCCATTATTTCTTGCTGAGGATGGTCCGAGATTTTCTTGATAGATTACTTTAATATTTGGATGTGACTCTAACGTTTTTAATTTAGATAAAACATAATTATCACTTGAACCATCGCAAACTATAATAATTTCTAAATTTTTATACGTTGACTCAAATATTGAATTAAGTGTTTTTTCAAACATAACACCATAATTGTATATTGGCGTTATTACTGAAACTATAGGAAGTTTTTTATTTATTGGTAACTCCGGATAGGTTGATGGGATTATTGATGGTAATTCTTTATTATGCGTTGTTGAAAATTTTATTCTATTTTCCTCCCATTTTTCATTAGTCATTCCTATTGATAAGTGAGTAATCGGTATGTTAGATACTGTACCTATTTTAACTCCCTTTAAAAAATTTGAAAAACAAAATGAAACATCATAAAAATGAAATCCGTCAAACAACTCATCAAAATTTGTTTTTATTATTTTTTTATTTACAGCCAAAAATAAACCATCAACAAGTACGGTTTCAATTATTTTAGACCCAAATGATTTATTATATTCTGATAACCATTTTTTACCTTCGTGCTGATGATATACCTGCCCTACCATTTCCCCTTGTATGTCCCACCATCTACCACTTGAAGGCAAAAATCTTGTTCCTGCAACACCTAAAATACCATAATTTTCAGGTTTTTCAAAATGTTCCAAAACTCTTTTACCCCAATAAGGTTTTTCAAATAAAATATCATCATGACATAATATTACAATATCAGTTTCAGATTCCTCTAAAATTTCATTGTAGGTCTTTGATAAAGATTTTTCTCCATTGTTAATTTTTTCTATCACTTTAACATTTTTAAACCCGCAGGTTGCCTTTATCAAATCTGAGAAGTACGTATTACTTTTTCTTGTGCTATATCCTATAGTAATCATATTATATTAAATTAAACCTGTTGAACCAAAACCATTATTTCCTCTATCTGTTTCACTCAATTCATCCACCTCTTGAATGTTTACAAATTTCCCACAAAGAACGGGACATAAAACTCCTTGAGCGATTTTCATTCCTTTTTTTATTGTTACGGTTGTTTGATTTGTGTTAAATATGATTACTTTAATTTCTCCACTATAACCAAAATCCACCGTTCCGGGAGAGTTTAATACTGTTAATCCTTGATTAATTGCCAACCCACTTTTTGGTCTTACTTGAAGTTCCACCCCCTCATTAAATGAGACCGATATTCCTGTCGGTACTAAGGCTCTTCCTAACGCAGGTATGATTACCTCTTCCACCGAATATAAATCAAATCCTGAGTCTCCTTGATAGTTATAAGAAGGGATTACCGCATCCTCATGTAATTTCTTTACATTTAAATTATGTGTCATCATGGAATCAGTTAAATCTTTTTCAAATTCATCCGTGAATGTCAAATTTAATAAGCTTTCTAATTCTTTTTGGTAATCTTCATCTGGTGAAAAGTTCTCAGATAATTTAATTTTTTCAAATTGATTTTGTATTTCTTCTAAAATTTTTGGGTCTAATTTGTTCATTATTCTAAATTTTTTAATTTTTTAATTATATCGATTAATACTTTAACATCTTTCTCGCAATATTCAACAATCTCTTTTAACATATTCTTATTCCAATATGCGTCGTGTACCCCTTCTCCGGCTACTTCACCTTCTTTTGGTGTTGGTATATCCATTGTGGTACAAAGTAAATCCAACGAACCTATGGATGTATAAGCCCCGTATTGCCAAATTTCTTTGGTATCTATGGCTTTAATTTCCCAAGGTTTTGTGTCGTAACTTGGAAGTATTGATGGTGGCATAAGTCCGTTGATAATCATTCTTTTTGCCAACATTGGAATATCAAAATTCTTTAAATTGTGTCCGCAAAGATAAAAATCTAACTTTCCGCATCTGTCTAACAATTTTTGACAATCTTTCAATAATTGTTTCTCATCATCACCTGAAAAAGTTTGAGTTTTAATTTCATCTTTATCTGTAACAAACGCAACACTAACACAAACTATTTTTGCAAATTCGGGAACAAGTGCCGCCCTTTTAACAAAGATATTATTCTTTTTAACAAGAGCAACATCTCTGTTAGCAACTGCAGTATTGTCTTCGGGAAATCTTTTAAGAAACCAGTCGTAATACTTATTAAATTGGTTATAAACATTTGGATTACTTTTTTTACATTCATCCAAATCCTTACAACCCCCAACGGTTTCGATGTCAAGAAATAAGATTTTTGTTAATGGTGTTTTTATCATATTATTATTTTAAAAGTGACAAATAAAATTCGCGTCTGTTTTTTGTTACCGTGTTTAAATCATATGTGTCCTTTACGGTCTCATATAATCTTTCACCCATATCTTTAACCAAATTGGGGTTCTTAACCATCTTCTCAATATACTTAGCCCAATCAGTATGGTTTCTATTTTCATCAACCAAAAGAGCGTTTCCGTCCACAAAGTTACCATTTTTTAAGCAATGTTTCAAATCAATTGTATAAGGTCCGATATTTGACGCAATTATCGCCTTCTTATAAAATCCTGACTCAATAACTTTTAATTGAGATTTAACCCGATTAAAGATATGATTTTTGATTGGTGCCAAAGATACGTCAAATTTTGAATAATTCTTCGCATATGATGTAACAGGTTTCGTCCAAACTCTAACATAACCCTCATTTTCAAGACCATCATACTGTTCGTCTTTAAAATTATCTAAAAACTTTTTATATTCCGGACTAACATTTGAATAATTCTGTGTAAATATTTTCTCATATTCCGCCCAAACCGTTTCGTGAGGTAAGATATTTCTTTTCTTTTGCTCTCCGGTTTGTTGATTAATTTCTGTCATCGTTCCTCTTGTATCAAAACCACACAAAACATATTGTAACTTATCGTTATATTGTGATAATTTGCTAAATGATTGGTCTAACAATTGTAAATCGTGTAAGTGAGAAGAACCTCCAAGCCAACCAACCCTTAATCTATCCGACTCTAACGTTGGTTCTCTAAATTGTGCTTCTTTTGGATTAATGGCGTTTGGAAAAATGGCAACATTAGGGTTAATTTTTCTAATCTCTTCCGCAAATATTGTTGTAGTTGTGGTTACATATTTTGCAACTCTAAGATTGGCAACAATTTTTTCATTTATCTTATTAACTCTAATAATGTCGTGTATTGGATGTTCCTTTCCCGGTAACCAATAATCATCGATATCCGCAACTGTAACAACACCCATTGAGTTTAATTTCTCTATTAGTTGTACCGACTTCTCAAAGTCCGACCCAATACTTCTATGAAATACTACAATTGGATATTCCTTCCAAAAATTCATGTCGTCCATATTTGGTTCGTAGATGATATCAACATGAAACTCATCACCATAAAGGTTCTGTAAGAAAATGTGGGGGTCAACACTTCTGAATTTTCCAACTCCGGTTCTATCCGATGGGACAACTAATACTTTAATTTTTGACATATTTTTGATTATATTTTTAATATAATTTGGGTTTTTTATATTACAATCCCAAATTATCATTAAATGATAACCATAATTTTTAATTAATTCAAGTTATTTCACATATAAAATAAAAAACCCCCACCGGTTAGAGTGAGGGTGTATGATAATAATAAATTATATTTTAAGACAATTTTTTAATTTTTGTCACCTTACCTTCAAAAATATGTTTTCCAACTTTAAAAGTAAAAACTTCATTAGTCTTTTCTGTTGATTCCACCAATAATCCGTTTTCTTTTAAAGCGTTGTTTACTGCGGATTCAATCATTTTTTGAATTTTTCCGTAGTTAATTCCTTCCGATTGTTCGACAATTTTTTTGGTTGGTTTTGCGGATTCAGGGACATAACCTGACTTATTGTCTTTCATAAGTCTTGCCGCCTTTTCAATTAACTCGTTAGATAACGTTGTTGTTTGTTGCTGTGGTTGTGCGATTGGATGTTCCATCATTAACCTTTTAATTTCGTCAGGTAGTTTTGAATTTTTAATTGCGTCTACCGTTGGAAGTCCCACCGGTTTTGTTGGGTTTGATGTGTATTGTTGTTGAATTGGGGTTTGTTCCGACAGATATTCTTGCGGAATATTATATTTTACTGAGGGTTGACTATATTCATAATCCTCATCAAATTGTTGAGGTATATTTCTTCCTCCATTTATTTTTTTTCCGTCTGATTTATCCATTATCGCTTTAGACATCACCAGTTTTTGCATTAATTCTTGTTCGTTCATAATTTAGTATTTTGCTATAAGTATAACATTAATCATTGATTTGTCACCATTTGGATTAAAATTTGGTCTAACTTCTGTAAAATTTTCTCCCGTTGGTTTCAACGTCATTATTTTATCCAACCTAAACATTCTCCATCCCGGTAATGGTCTTTCCCCTGTAAATCCTCTATGAGACGCCCCTTCCTCGTCCCAAGCCCGTAAAACCTTGTTACCTCTTTTACTTGTACCTAAACAAATTGGTTCAATTTGGCGTATACCCTTACCACCAGGTTCATCACCATCGTAGTAGATTATACACTTTTTTTTGTTCTTAATTGCATCTATGATACCATCATAAGAAGCGATTTCACAAATTAAACTTTTTAATGTTTCTTGTAATTTCATTATAGTTGAAAATTAGGATACCCGTTTGATGAGTTATATTTGTTAATTCTTATTTCTGAGACTCTCTCCGAGATATCTTCCCTTGTTCCAACTTGATTATTGTAGACATCCAAAAAAACCCCGGTTCCTCTACCTTTTGAGTCACCATCCGCTAATGCGTTTGGGTTTGTTGCAGAATATTCATCACCGGTTTGAACGTATTCATTTTTTGGTAATAGTCTCGCCCTTTCCCTATCTGCAATTGCTGTTAATTGATTTGGAACGTCTTGACTTAAATCAGTTGCTAATTCGTTTGCCATTTTTTTAAATTTTAGATATTAATTCGTTTATTCTTTTTAAACTTTCTGTGACCGCCGCATTATATTTGTCTACGGTTCTTGAATGTTCTTTTGAAGGTCTAACATCAATACCATCTTTACTATGTGTTTTGATGTGTTGATTTTGCATTCCCGTCTCGGATTTATTTTTTGCGGTCATCGCGATTCCTTGTCTTAATCTTCGTAATTCATTATTAACCCAAGTTTTCATTTCAATACCACCATTTAATATAAATTCCGGTGTTGTTTGTTTTCCTTTATAATTATCGAAAAAGTTCTTTATTCTTTTTAATTGTTTATAAGTTATTGTTTTTTTACCCTGTAATTCTTGATTTCTCTTATAACCTTCTGTAGTTTTATCGGCATCCTTAACCTTCAAGAAGCATACTCTCATATGTTCTCTTTTGTCATCCGGGAAAATAACTTTTTCGTCGTAAATTTTATTATTCACTTTTTAACATTTTAATTAATTCACCCACAGAAATACCATCTTTTTCCGCTTGTTTTTTTAATGTATTAATATTTTTTTTAACTATATTTGAAGCCTTCTTTGGTTCTTTATCACTTATATCAGAGTCCTTACTTTTTTTATTAACCAAAATATCTTCTAAAACTTTAATCATTTTTTGTTTTTGGATTTCGGACAATGTTGCTCTGGTGATAAAATTTGGGTCTTTTACTTTTTTTATTTTCCCACGTTTTGTTATAACTTTTTTATACTTATATTTTGATTTCTCATCTTTTTTTCCTGATGGGTCTTTTCCTTGTTGTTTTGTTCTTTTTTTTGCCTCATCAGGCTCCATCTCTAAATTTTTAACAAAAAACTTAAACGTTTCTTTACCATCCAAATCTTTTGTTTCCTCATACCCAAACGCATCCGACATATCAGTTTCATCAATCTCAGATTCACGAAAATATGTTCTGTAACCTCTTCTTAGTGGGTCATTTGTTATAGTTGCAGCGGCAACCGTTTGGTCCATTGTCTTTTTTGGATGTAATCTTGGGTCTAAAATGGGTGTTTTTAAATTACCAATTGCCCCATCAAGGTTTACAAGTTCTTCCAATTCGTCTTTAACTTCTTTTTGGGCTGGCGGTTTTTTTGACTTTAACAAATTTTTTAAAAATTTCTTAACATCTTGTTCTTTTTCTCTAACAAAACTAACAACATCATCTTTTTGTCTCGCTTCATTTAAAGTATTAGCAATAGAAAAATAAAGGTAATATTTATTATTAGTTTCTTTTAGGAAAAAATAATATGGTGCTGAAAAAAATTCTTTATTCTTATCAATCATTTTTTTTTCTTTTTATATAAATACTCCATAAAAAAGTATTTATCTATAACTTATGGCATATCAAAATATAAATCAGTATAATTTTAAAAAAATATATTTAAAACCATACGAATCGGTTACGGATATTTCCTTGGCGTCTGATGAGCGAGATTATGATAATGAAGTTATCTATTCTCCATTTTTGATTGCGGAAAATGATGGTAATAGAATGCCGATTAAGTTTGATTTTAATGATGACTCAACTTACATATGTATAAATTGTGGTGATTTTAGTGTCGATACAATTTTATCACAGAATTATTGGAATCCAAAAAATATAAATTTTGCAACTTGTACCGGAATAACTGAAATATGTGATGTCGGTTTAACGGGTATTGATAATGGATTGGTTAAAAACTTTAGTGGAGAAACAATAGAAATTAATTCTGGTTTATATAGTTCTTATTACGACATTTATAGTCGATATAAATACGATAGGAGGTTTAAAATGCACCCGATTACAGGGTTTACAACACCAATCAATAGAATATATAATGACGATTCATATAATTTTTCTTACGACTCAAATAATGATGGTGACTCAGTAGGAACTTATCTAACATTAAGTGGTGGATTTTATCAAGGTTTTTATAAATTACAAGGTTTTGATTACCAAATTTTACCTGAAAGATATAATTGGGGTTGGACGACGGAAATGTTGTTAAGATATAGATGGACGGGAAATACTGAGGTTGGTTTAAATAAGAGATACCCCGATAATAAAGGAACCTTCTTTTTTATGGGTTCTAGGGCAGAAAATAAATTTTATCATTTTTCAAATAAACCACCTGTTTTAAATTTTAACGGTACGTGGAGTTTATACGTTCAGGATTTTGAACCCCCTGATGGTGGAAATATTTCATCTTGTTATTTAACAATTTGTCAAGCGGGGGTTTGTGAAATTTTTAATTCAAACGAAACAAATATATCAATTCCCGATATTGGGATTGCAAGTGTATATCCAATAACATTTGATGTAACAGGGGTAACAAGTATAGATTCAATTTCACTAACATTAGTTGATTATTACCACTCATTTCCCGGTGATGTTGGGATGATGTTGGTCGCACCAAATAACTTACATACAATTATTATAGGTGAAAAGGGGTCACAAAACCCCCAATATAACCCACAAACCGTTACTTTATCGAGTGACTCGACTGAATTATGGGACGGTTGGTCTGGTGGAACATACATAAATGACCCATATGCGTATTACGACATGCCATTTGATTCTCCTGCACCGTATCAATTTACAGAAGGGCAATCAACAAGAAACTTAACCGCATATACTAATGCAAGTTTTTTTGATATTACAAACGATTTAAATTGTTTAAAAACCTGTGCTTGTTCCAATAGTGCGGTAACGAGCTCTGATTGTTTATTTGTTTACCCCCAATCATCAACAACAACCTCAAATTGTTCTTGTAATTGTTCGTGTAGTTGTAGTGTAACCATAACCGGTGATACCGAAACTAACCCATTACTTGATTCCGCATCAAATGCTCTTTCAATAAGATTGAGTGGTGATACGGGAAATCCTAGATTGTGTGTAAAGACATATAGAATAACGGGCGGATGTGAGACAACGGGTAGTTGTGAAACAACTGGAATTACATATACTACGGGAACTTCGTTAACGGAGTGGTGTTCGACAAGGGGAATATTTGATGAATGCATAGATACAGAATATATTAATGTGGAACATTGGGTTCAAATAGATGCGGTTTTTATTCGAGATACTTATTTGGACGATTGTGATTTAAAATATAAGGGTGGTCTTGCGTTAATAGAAAAAGAGGTATATAGAGATTCACTTAATGGAAATAGTGTTGCGTTAATCTCACCTCCGGGTACTCATGAGGAGAATTATGAATATGAGAAAGTTGAGGTGGTTAACATGAATGAGTATTGGATTGGTGAATCCAACTATAGAAAGGGGAAGTTAAAATTATATGTTAACGGAAAATTATTTTTTGTTGTTGATAATTTTGAAGAAATTATTCCAAGACCATTGGCGGTCGATAAGGAAAAACAAATTGGAGTGCCGTTTAATATATCAATTGGTGGAGGTACCCAAGGATTGCACGATAATTTAATACCTACGGGTTGTACTATTGGAGATACTTTACAACAAGACCCAGAGTTATTACCGACAATTATATTGGAGGAAACTGAATATTCTGGTTTGGAAACAAACATATTTTTGGAGGAATATTTTGGTGGTAGTTTAATTGGAGATATAAGCGCGTTTAGATTTTATGCGGAACCATTAAATGCTGCACAAATAAAACATAACTTTAAATTATTAAAGACAAGATATAATTTATTAAACCCTGACTGCCCTAGTTGTGTATTACCTCCACCACCTCCACCTCCAACACCAACAACAACACCAACAAACACTCCTACACCTACAATGACACCAACTAACACTACAACACCTACAAATACCCCAACAATCACCCCTACTCAATCTATAACACCAACTAATACACCTACAAATACTACAACACCAACCAATACTACAACACCTGGATTAACCCCATCAAATACTCCAACACAATCTATAACACCAACTAATACACCAACACCAACTAATACAACAACACCTACCAATACTACTACACCTACCAATACTACTACACCAACTAATACAACAACACCAACTAATACAACAACACCAACACAATCTATAACACCAACACAATCTATAACACCAACTAATACACCAACACCAACTAATACAACAACACCAACTAATACACCAACATTAACACCAACATCCCCAACAATATACAGGGCATACTTATTTGTGGAACCTCAAACTGGAAGCACAAGTATCGGACAATGGATGTATGACGGAGGTTCGAATTTCTATGGATTTACAAATGACAGTCAACCATCTCAAAATCAAACATTATTTAATTCTGATATGAATAGATATGTTGATTATGTTGGTTGGACGAATAATGAATTCCCACTTTTACAACAAGTGGTACCACAAACAAATGGAGGGATGGATAGTTACGGTAATCCTATTATTGCATACAATTTCACAACGACTGAGGTTTCTGCAGGTACTGTGACAGGACTTGCGTGGTATACTTGGATTATACCTACAATATTAACAAATAATTTGAAACAATATGAAATAGATTTTAACTCAAATGGTAACCCTAATTTATTAACACCGGTAAGAACAGAATCAACAATTTACACATATACATTTAATTACACCGGTTCAACAATACCAAACACAACTTACAGGGTTTACACAACATATCCAAATGGATTATTTGAATTGAATAATAATCAAAATATTTATTTCAGAGGTAATTCTTTAATACCGTAAAATTTAACTAAATGTCTAATTTATTTTATAAAAACCCATTAACTCCCGTTCAAGTATCCTCGACGTACACCGTTGGTAGAAATAAACCATTTGGAACAAATTTTAGTGTTCTTGGTATTGGCGGATACATGGAAGTATTTAATTTATCTAATTTGGCATTTACCATCCCGGCGGGACAAACAGGGAATATTGAAATAAGTGCCAACACAATTCCAATACATTTTAAAAAAGGAACAGGTAGTGCTTTTTCATTTGACGTGTTAACTCTTAATTCAGATAACATTTCTTCAGGTAGAAGAAGATTAGGTATGTTGGTTTATGTATACGAAACAAATAAAATATACCAATATACAATTGAGAATTATGATGCTTTGTGGTCTGCAGCAACCGGAGCAACCGGACCTGGTGGTAGTACAGTAGTAATCTCTGATTTTGGAACAACCGTTAAGAATAACACAATTGCCGGACAAAATTTTATAAACTCTTGGACTGCATCAACTATTGAAGGTGTAGACGGATATACCAATTTAAATGCGACTTGGAGGGAATTAAAAACCGGGGGAGGTAGTGGAGGAACGGACACGTATGTTACAGGTTTTACACTATCATCCAATACATTAACATTAACCCAAAATAGGTCAGACCAATACTCGGCATTTACCATTAGTTTATCGGCATATACCGGTAGTTCATCTACATTGGGAGCGTTCCTACCATTAAGTGGTGGTACGGTGACCGGAAATACAATATTCCAAAGTGGATTAACGGCGAATACATTAAATGTTACAGGAAATACTTTATTGTCGGGTTTAACCGCAACAACAATATCCGCAACAACCTATTATAATTTACCTGTTACCGCAGATACATTTATCACAGGTTTTACATTAAGTTCAAATACAATAACGTTATCACAAAATAGGTTAGACCAATATTCATCATTCACTATTAGTTTATCCGCATATACAGGCTCATCATCTACATTAGGGGCGTACTTACCATTAAGTGGTGGTACGGTAACGGGTAATACTATATTTAATTCAGGATTAACTGCAAACACATTAAACGTAACCGGAAATACTTTATTATCAGGTTTAACTGCGGTAACCATATCCGCAACAACGTATCAAAATTTACCTGTAACTGCAGATACATTTGTTACCGGTTTTACATTAACCGCAAATACAATAACATTAAGTCAAAACAGAACTGATGGATATTCATCATTCACTATTAGTTTATCTGCATATACCGGAAATACATCTGTTAGTGGAAATTACTTACCGTTAAGTGGGGGTACTGTAACGGGAGATACCATATTTCAATCAGGATTAACCGCAAACACTTTAAATGTTACAGGAAATACTTTATTATCGGGATTAACCGCAACTACAATATCCTCAACAACATTTATGGGTAGGTACGCCCATTTTGGTACAGGTACCCCATCACCATATTTAAGAGGTATTCATAATGTTGAAATAACTGCTTCGGGTTCTACCATACCTCTTGTATTAATTGGTGGTGCTGGTGGGACTGAAATTTGGATTGACGATACACCAACAAAGGCCATATGGTTTGGAGCATCGACACCTGGCTCAACATCAGACGGTAATATTCATTTTTCAACATATATTTCAGGACAAAGTTGGCAAGATAGAATTGTTGTTGATAATGCCACAGGTAATGTGGGTGTGAATGTATCTAATCCAACAAATAAATTACACGTATCCGCAAGTTCAAACCCACTTAGATTAGTTGGGTTAACCGCAGGTACTGCAGACACAAACTTATTGAGTGTTGATGGAAATGGTGTTGTTCACACTTATCCGTTGTCAGGATTAACTGGTAATACGTCTACATCAGGAGCATATCTACCGTTAAGTGGAGGTACGGTAACGGGAAATACAATATTTCAAAGTGGTTTAACCGCAAATACATTAAATGTAACAGGAAATACTTTATTATCAGGTTTAACCGCAACAACAATATCTGCAACCACTTATTATAATTTACCAGTTACCGCAGATACATTTGTCACCGGATTCACATTATCATCCAATACAATAACCCTAACTCAAAACAGAACTGACTCTTATTCTTCATTTACAATTAGTTTATCGGCATATACAGGTTCATCATCTACATCGGGTGCATACCTCCCATTAAGTGGGGGAACTGTAACGGGTGGCACAATATTCCAAAGTGGTGTAACCGCAAATACAATATCGGCAACAACATATCAAAACTTGCCGACAGATATCAGAGTTACTGGTGGTACATATACAAACGGAACAATAACATTTACAAATAATACAGGCGGTACATTCAATGTAACAGGACTATCAACAGGTGGTGGTGGTGGTCAAGTATTTTACTTAAATTTGTCTCAATCAAAAGGTTCAAATAGATATTTAAGTACAACCGCAAGTACAGCATCTCAACAAACATCGGGTGTTACCATAGCATCAAATGCAACATCATCAATCGCATCATTCCAATCAGACCAATTGGGTCTCACTTTGATTCCTGGTGGTATATGGTCATTTTATCTTCATTCATATAAAGAAAATTCAAACGCATCTTTTGATATATTTGTTGAGGTTTATAAAATAACAAGTGGGAGTTCTCAAACATTATTATTTCAAACTGACCCAGCCGCAGTTACAACCAATTCCCCAAATCCATCAATGCAATTAACTGATGGTTATTATAGTGGAACAACATTAGATGTAACAGATAGTATTATAGCAACCGTGAGGGCAACTAATACAGGTAATCAATCTCACGTAATAACCCTTGTAACTGAAGGAACACAATATTATTCATACGGTATTTCAACTTTACCAACACAACAAGGATTAACTTGTGATACGTTAAGTGGGTGTTCAATAATTCAAACAATTCAAACAAATATAAGTAATAAATTTGATAAGAGTGGAGGAACAGTTAGTGGTGCAACTAGTTTTACTAACGGATTAACAGCTAACACGATAAGTGCCACAACATATCAAAACATACCATCACAAAGTGGGACGGGAATATCTGCATTTGCATACAATGGTTCAACAGGTATTTTAACAATAACCAAAAATGATACAACAACTTTAACCGCAGGAACATTTACATATTTTAGCGCATCAAGTCAATCAGGTAATGTATTAACATTAACAAAGAATGGTGCAACAACTTCAACATACACACCAAACGCAGCAACAGGTGGAACATACTCAAATGGTGTTATTACATTAGCGGGTTCGGGTACATTAAGTACAATAACAGGACTTGGTGGTTCAGGTGGTGGAGGACAAGTTTATTTCTTAAACTTATCTAATACACAGACACCATATCAAGAATTTAGTCCGGTGGCAACAACCGCCACACAACAAACAACGGGAACAAGTATAAGTAGCGGTATTACATCAACACTCGCATCTTTCTTATCACCAGTTGGTTACCCAAGTGTTAACTTATTACCAGCAGGTATATGGAGTTTTTATTTACATACATATAAAACAAATGTTGGTGATAGTTTTACAACATACGCTCAAGTATATAAGAGAACATCAGGTGTAACTGGAACTGAAACATTATTATTCTCAACCGACCCAGCAACTGTTGATGGTGTTAATCCAACACCAAGAATGGCGTTAACAGATGTTTATTATAGTGGTACAAGTTTAGATTTAACTGATAGAATATTGGTTGTAATCAAAGGAACAAATAATGGAACATCAACAAGTACATTAACATTAGTTACCGAAGGTTCATTATATTATTCATATGCAACGACAACATTTGGTGGAGGAACACCAATTTATACAACGGGTGGAACTTATAATAACTCCACAGGTATTTTAACATTTACAAGAACGGACGGAAATACGTATACCGCAGGAACATTTAGTTATTTAACTGCAACAACATTATCTTCAGCAAACGTATTGAGTCAAACTTTAAATGGTGGAAGTTCAACAACAGTAGGAACAATAAATGCTGTAACGGGTGGTACATATTCGTCAGGAACAATAACATTAAGTGGAACAGGTTCAGTTAACGGAAATACAATAACAGGATTAAATACGGGTACCGTAACGTCAATTACTTCAGGTACTGGTATGAGCTTTAGTAATATTACAACGTCAGGTTCAGTATCTATTGATACAACGAAAGTACCTTACTATAGTGGAGGTTTTTCAACGGGATTTGCAAAATATAATGGCTCATCTTGGGTGTTTGATAATAGTACTTATTTAACAAATGCCGTTACAGCAACAACATTATCCGCAGCAAACGTATTGAGTGTTACATCAAGTAATGGAAGTCCTACTACCACAACAATAAATGCGGTAACAGGAGGTACGTATTCTAATGGTACAATTACGTTAAGCGGTACGGGTTCTGTTAATGGAACACAGATTACCGGATTAAGTACGGGTAGTACAGGAGGTGCGGGAATTACTTGGAATAACTCAACAACGGCCACTACCGCAACAACAAATAACGGATATGTTGGAACCGCAACAACACTAACAACAATAACATTACCAACAGGTGCAACATTTGGTTCTGTAATTGAAGTTGTAGGTACAGGTACAGGTTTATGGAGAATATCACAAAATGCGAATCAATCAATAAAATTTGGTGTGGCAACAACGGCAACAGGTGTGGGTGGGTATCTATCCGCAACATCACAATATGATTGTGTTAAACTCTTATGTACGAGTGCAGACACAACATTTGTTGTTACATCTGCAATAGGAAATATATTTTACATATAATATGGCATTAATTAATAGTATAAACGAAGTCACTGACGTTCAAATATTTTCCGCAGCAGGAACGACAACTTGGGTAAAACCAACGGGGGTTAAATTCGTTTATGTTGAATGTATTGGCGGAGGTGGTGGTGGAGGTGCGGGTCAAGCAGCCGCAGTTGGGACCGCAAAGGGAGGTGGTGCCGGTGGCGGTGGAGGTGCAATATCTAAAAGATTTTATTCCGCATCGGATTTGTCATCATCGGAACCTATTACCGTAGCATCCGGTGGTACCGGTGCTATCGTAGCAGGCGCAAATACTCTTGGAGCATCAGGTGGGAACTCAACATTTAGTTCGGGAACCACTTTATTAACCGCATTTGGCGGAGGAGGAGGTCTCGGTAATGGATATGCTTCCGGTTGTGGTGGAGGAGGTGGTGGTGGAACCGCAAGTGCGGGAGGTGTTGGTGCCTCGACAGGAGGTGGTTCTGGAGGAAACCCTGCCGGAGCAATAAGAGCAACAATTGCATTTGCCATTGGTGGCTCAGGGGGTGGAGGTTCAGTTCAAAGTGCAATTGACGGAGCGTCCGCAGAATACGGCGGTGGAGGTGCAGGCGGTAGAACTAATACCCTTGCAACATCTACCGGCAGAGGAGGTGGTTCTATATATGGTGGAGGTGGAGGTGGATTAGGAGGTTCTTGGAATAATACCGGACCTGTATATTATCAACCAACAAATGGAGGTGCGTCGGGAACATATTCTGCGGGTACGGGAGGGTTGTCAGGTACAAGTGCTGATACCCCAACATCAGGACAAACAGGAACAAGTAGAGTTGGATACGGTTGTGGAGATGGCGGTGGAGGTGGTGGTGCGTCAAACACCACAAAAGGTGCTAACGGCGGAAATGGTGGAGTACCCGGCGGAGGTGGTGGAGGCGGTGGTGGAGGAGCACCTTTAACCACAGGTTTTGGTAATGGTGGAAATGGTGGTATAGGTGAAATTAGAGTTTATTCTTGGTAAAAAAAATATTATATGGCAATAATTAACGCAATAAATGAGGTTACGGATGTTAAAATATATACAGGTGGAACAACTACTTGGATAAAACCCACAGGTTGTAAATTTGTATATGTTATATGTATTGGTGGTGGTGGTGGAGGTGCCGGTGGATACGCCATACCGAATGGGGGTGTTGGTGGTTATGGTGGTTCAGGTGGAGGGGGTGGTTCTATTGTCTCTAAAATGTTTTCCGCATCTGACTTACCCTCATCAATACCCTTAACAGTATCATCAGGTGGTACTGCGGGTACAGGGGGAGGTCAAGCGGCAGGAGTTACTCTAACGCAAGGAGGAATCGGTGGGAACTCAACATTTGGAACCGGCTCAACAATTTATTTAACCGGATATGGTGGTGGTGGAGGGTTTGGTGTGGGTGATAACGCACAATCAAATGGTTCGGGGGGTTCAGGCGCTGGAACAGGTTCCGCAGGTAATAACGGTAGTGCCGCAAATCAATCGGGTGGTTTTCCGGGTGCAAGTAGTTTTGTTGGAAATGCTGGACAAGGGGGAGCATCATCAATAACCGTAAACGGCGGTCTTGCCGAACATGGTGGCGGTGGGGGTGGAGGTCATAGTACCGCAGGAACAACATTCAGTGGAGGTGGTTCTTTATATGGTGGAGGTGGTGGTGGTTGTGGGGGCTCGCAAGCCTCAGGTGTATTATCCGCACCAAGTAACGGGGGTGCCTCAGGAACATATGTTGCGGCGACGGGTGGTGCTGCAGGTGTTGGGGGTATATCACCCACATCAGGTACAACGGGTAGTAATGGTTCAGGTAGTATATTAGGTAGTGGTGGTGGTGGAGGGGGAGGAACGTTAACTGTCGGCGTTAAAGGTGCAAATGGTGGTAATGGTGGAATTCCCGGAGGAGGCGGAGGAGGGGGTGGAAATGGTACGGATACAAATGTCGGAGGTAATGGTGGTGCCGGTGGTAGAGGAGAAATAAGAGTTTATTCTTGGTAAAAAATTAAAATATGGCAATTAATAATATTATAAATGAAGTTAGTAATGTTCAGGTTTTTACCGGAACAGGTGTAAATACTTGGACTAAACCTACGGGATGTAAATTTGTATATGTGGTTTGCGTAGGTGGTGGAGGTGGTGGTGGTGGCGGACCTACAGCATCTTTAGGGGTTTTAAGATTTGGAGGTGCCGGTGGTGGGGGCGGAGCATATTCACAAAGATTATATTCGGCATCACAACTTGGGGCAACAGAACAAGTTATTGTAGGTTCAGGAGGAACTGCGGGTTTAGGTGCAACAGTATCTTCGGGAGATACAACCGACGGAGGGGTTGGGGGTAGTTCAACATTTAGTTCGGGTAATAATTTATTAATCTCATATGGCGGTGGCGGTGGAAACCGTGGTTATATTGTTGCAACCTCAGTATTCTCAAGTGGAGGAGGTGGAGGTGGTACGGCAAGTTCCGGTAGTTCAACTACAGGGTCAACTAACAGTGGGTTAGGTACTTTTGGTGGTGGTTTTCCAGGTACGGCAAGTAATACCGCAATAGGAGGTCAAGGAGGGTCTTATGCGGGGGTAGCAAACACATCGGGTAATGCCGAATATGGTGGTGCCAGCGGTGCCGGAAAGGGAGCGTCAAACGCAGGACCATCTGGAGGCAGTTCAATTCACGGAGGTGGGGGAGGCGGTAAAGGAGGTGGTGCGGACGCCGCAAATGCAACATCTGTGGCAACCTCAGGTGGTATATCAGGTTCATATACCGCAGGTAACGGGGGAGCTGCGGGTACAACAGGTACCGTTCCTACATCGGGAGGAAACGGAACCGATGGAAATTCGGTCAAATGCGGTTTTGGTGGTGGAGGTGGTGGTGGAACCTCAACCGCGAGTACATCAGGCGGAAATGGTGGAAATGGGGGTTCTCCCGGTGGTGGCGGCGGAGGTGGTGGCGCAGGAACAAGTACAGGAACAGGTGGAAATGGAGGTTCAGGAGGTAGAGGTCAAGTGTGGGTTTATTCTTGGTAATAAAATATTTATAAAATTAAAATTATGTCAACTTATTTAAAAATAAAACCGGTATATTCTGTGTCGACAGATGTTTATCCATATGCAAATGCTATTATGTGGACTTGTAATGATTTATATAGAAATGCAACTACCGCAAAATTAAATTGTGATTTAGTCAATATAACAGTAAAAACTGAAATAGATAATGAGGGTAATACAATAACTTATGATTACATATCACCATCATTGTTAGGTTTTGAAATGAAACTTCCTTATGATATTTTGGAGGCTTGGGGACCTGATAGCGTTATTGATGATTTTGTATTAACATATTCTCCGGAGTTTGAAAGAGAATAAATTTTTACATTTCAAACTATTTATATAAAAATTAATATTATGAAACAATTAAAATGGTTAGTTGGAATGTTTTTTATGATTGGGATGCCGTTCCCATTACTTGTCCCAGACGTTCACCAATGGTGGTTTGGATTTATGGGATTATTATCTGCGTTTATTGGTAGTGGAATAACATTTGGTTTTTCAGGATATAAAGTGGGACCAAAAAAGATTGGTAATTTAGATGGAAAAACCGAACCAATGATTAATCAAGTATGGATGATGTTTTTTATTAGTGCACTTGTTAATTTGTTATGGGCATCATCTTACATAAATTAAAACAAACACTTTACACATTATGAAACATATTGATAAACTTTATCATTTCTTTGCAGGAATAATGATATACATATTTTTTAATTTATTTTTAGAAAATTATTATTCAATAATACCAGTTATAATAATTGGTGCCGGAAAGGAGATATATGATTTTTATTCAAAAAAAGGAACTCCGGATTGGTGGGATTTTATATGGACGGTAATTGGGGGAATTATCGCAATGATTTGTCTTTAAATTTTTAATAGAGAAAAATATTTCACATAAACGATATATTTATAATAAAACTTACAACTATGGCATGTAGCAAATATAATTTAGTAAACACGGGAACAACCATCGCTTATTTCTCATATAGAAAATGTGACGATAGTTCTTGGCAATATCAAGTTAAACTGGAGACAAACCAAACAAAAAATATATGGTTACTTAATAACACATATTCAACCGCATTCTCAGATTCAATTGTGTTAACCGACTTAGGAGCATTTGCAGAAACAAATTAAAAAAAAATAAAAATTTTTATAAAAGCCCTCCACTTATCCGGAGGGTTTTTTATTATTTGGATAAATAAAATTCAAATATGAGTAAAATATTTATTCAAATTGCGTCTTATAGAGACCCGCAATTAGTACCAACAATTAAAGATATGTTGGCGAACGCAAAAAAACCTAAAAATTTAGTTTTCAGTATTGCAAGACAATTCTCCGAAGATGATGATTTTGATAATCTAGACGAATTTAGAAACGACAAAAGATTTAAAATCTTAGATATTCCACACTTGGAATCGAATGGAGTTTGTTGGGCGAGAAATTTAACCCAACAATTATATAACGGAGAAGAATATACCCTTCAAATTGATTCTCATATGAGAACAGTTAAAGATTGGGATGATATTCTTATTAAAATGATTAAGGGTCTTCAAAAGGACGGTTATCCAAAACCTTTACTTACGGGTTATGTTCCGTCCTTTGACCCCGACAATGACCCTGCAGGTAGAGCTCAGGAACCATGGAGAATGGTATTCGATAGATTCATTCCTGAAGGTGCAGTATTCTTCTTACCTGAAACAATACCGGGTTGGGAAACAATTAAAAAACCCGTAACCGCAAGATTTTATTCGGCTCACTTTTGTTTTACATTAGGACAATTTTCAACCGAGGTTCAACACAACCCGGAATATTATTTCCACGGAGAAGAGATTTCAATCGCGGCAAGAGCATACACATGGGGTTATGATTTATTTCACCCACATATTCCGGTTATTTATCACGAATATACTCGTAAGGGTAGAACAAAGCAGTGGGATGATGATAGAAAGTGGGGTGAAAAAAATAGCCGTTCACACCTTTTAAATAGAAAATTATTTGGTATGGACGGTGAAACTCAAGAAGGTCACGACGGACCTTATGGTTTTGGACCAAACAGAACATTAAGAGATTATGAAATTTATTCAGGATTGTTATTCGAAAAAAGAGCAATTCAAAAATATACTCAAGATAAAAACTATCCTCCTAACCCATACGATTATAAAAACGAAGAGGAGTGGAAAAAGGACTTCATGTCAATATATAAGCATTGTATAGATGTTGGATATTCTCAAGTACCTGAAAAAGATTATGATTTTTGGGTGGTAGCGTTTCATGGTAATAATGATGAAACTCTTTACAGAAAGGACTCAGACAAAAATGAAATTAATGGTTATTTTAGAGACCCTGATGGATATTGTAAAGTATGGCGTGAATTCCAAACAGATGAATTACCAAAGTATTGGGTTGTTTGGCCTCACTCTGAAACCAAAGGTTGGTGCGAAAGAATAACAGGAGAATTAAACCACAATATAATTAGTTAATGAAATCAATAATACAACATAATTTTACGTCCGGTCTCGGAGATTTTTTTTCTGACGTATCACATTATTTAAGTATTTTTAAACCGTTAAAGGAAATGGGGTATGAAATACATCTTAAAATTTCATTACGTGGGAATAAATATACCAACGGTCCTTTTTTTGGTAAGTTGTTTGACGAAGAGACAATTAATTTTTTTGATTCAATAGAAGAAACCGACCAAACAATTGGTGAATTAGAATTTGAGGGTTGTAAATATCACTCCTCAAATCATAATCCTCAATTACCAGGATATCACCATTTTGATGTTTTTTTTGATGTTGCGCCGGATAGTTTTAATTATTATGGTTACGACGCACAGAAAGCTCACTCTATTAATTTAATCCCTGATGTTTTACCAAAACTAAATAAAGTTGTGTTGGATAAGATAGATTCGTTTAGATTAAACTTACCGGAAGATTATTTTTTCTTACATATAAGAACATCAGATATTATAGATGGTAATACCGAAAGATATGATAAAATCATAAATAATGTTAAAACCTACATAGAAGAAACAAATTGTACTTTTCATTTAGGCACAAATAATAAACATATTTATAATAATTTAAAAAATTATAGAAATATTGTTGTTTATAATTTTCCAAATTATGAGTTGATTAACAACGACCAAAACGCATTTATTAATGATTATACAGGTAAAAACACAAATAACGAACTTTTAACTGAAAGAATGTTAGATATTTGCTCTGAGATGTGCTCTATAAAAAACGCATCTAAAATATATTTTATCCACGATGTTGGTTGGGTTTCTAATTTTTTATTTTATTCATTATGTATGAGAAAAAACAAAATTGAATTAATTAACAAAAATATTTGGGGGATTTAAATTACATTTAAAATGAAAAAAATAATTAGTTTTTCTTTATATGGTACTCACCCAAAATATACAAATGGAATGATTTGTAATGTTGAATTGGCTAAGATAATTTATCCCGAATGGATTTGTAGAATTTATTATGGGGTATCAGTACCGGAATCCGTAATTGAAATATTAAAATCATATGAAAATACCGAAATGGTTTTAATGGATGAGAGTGAAAACGGAATATTTCCAATGGTGTGGAGATTCTTAGCAATTGACGATGATGATGTTGAAATTATGTTGTCTAGAGATGCTGATAGTAGATTATCTTTCCGAGAAAAAAAATGTGTCGATATTTTTATTGAATCTAACAAACTATTACATTCAATAAGAGATAATGAAAATCATACAGATGTTATGGGTGGTATGTGGGGAATAAAAAAAAATGATAGAGTTAAAATAAAAAATCTAATTGATAATAGTATTTGTAACCACTATGACTGTGACCAACATTTTTTAAGAGGTTTAATAAAACCAAATTTTGAAGACTCATTGTTGACACACTGTTCCGTTTTTTTAAATAATTTCCCAATAGAAAAGGAAAATAATTTTTTTGTTGGGGGATGGTGGTATGAGGATAATTTTGGGTTCCCCTTTAATCATGTTTTCTTTTAATAAAAAAATATAAAATATTATGAGTATTCAAAAACAAAAAACATTAATAGTAACTTCCATATACTCTAATTTATGGGGTACTGAATATGGTGGTAGAGCATCAAGATACCATCACTATAGGCTTAGTCTTTTAACTATGTTAAATATGAAACCTGAAAAGGTTATTTGTTTTACCTCACAAGAAGAGTTAGAAGATTTAAAAAAATTTTTCTATACTGAAAAACAAATTAGCGAGGATTTAGTTGAGTTCAAAGTGTTTGATTTAAGTAATTCGGATTACTTTAATATTTTGAGAGAAAAAAAAGACCCCGAACAAATGAAAACTTTTGATAGGTGTTTTGAAATTCAATATAATAAATTTTTTTGGGTAAATAATTTGGAAATTATATATGATTTTGATAAAATATATTGGTTTGATGCGGGGTTATCCCATTCCGGTTTATTTCCTGACTGTTTTGCTTATGGTGGGACATACGAAAGAAATTTTCAATTTTCTGTATTTGACAAAGAATTCTTAGAAAGAATAAACAAAATAACGGATGAAAAATTTTTATTAGTTGGTAAAAATAACACTCACGAATATTATTGGTCTGTAACCATTCCAGAAAAGTATTATGATGTATATTGTAAAGATTTACATATAATTGGTGGTTTTTTTGGAGGAACTCCACAATCTTATTTAGATGTTGTTGAGTCATTCGATAAAATTTTATCAAGATTATTAATAAGTGAGAATGGTTTGTTTATGGAGGAACAAATATTATCTTGTATGTATTATAATAACAAAAATTTTTATGAAGTTTTAGTATTTGATGATTGGTATAAAAAAGAAATTCACAATGATAAAACAAAATTATTTTATCATATTTTTTCAAATTCGGAAGATTGTGATAACAGTTACTCTAACGATATCGAACCTTATGTTGAGGATAAAAAAGTGTTAGAATTACTCAATATTGATGATATAGAAAAAACTCAAATAAATTCACAGTCTGTATTTGTTTTATCTTGTTTAGATAGAGGAAAAATTAATACTACTAAAAAATCAATAGAATCAATATTACAACATACTAACCTTGATATTATGTTAGTGACTGATTTTGTTAATGAATTTAGTGTTATTTCGGACGAACGTATAAAAATTATACCCTATTCAGATTTTTTTAATGATGAGAAAACAATACAGGGGTTTCCAAATTTTCATATAAATAGACACCTATTTAAGGTTGCGGTTAAGTTTGATTATCAATATATTATATATTCTGATGGCATTGAAATTAGTGAGTGGAATGATGAAATTTTTTATAATTTTATAAAAAAAGATTTTGATATTTCGTTTTTAAAGTCAACCGAACCTCAAATGAGATATTTGATAGATAATTTCGAACATTATAAATCAATAATTGAATTAGAAATTGATGACTTATATGACACCTCTTTAGACTCATCCCCAAATCCTGAATCCAATTTTTTTATAATAAAAAACACTGAAAAAATTAAATTATTTTTAGATTTTTGGGACGAATTAAATAAAAAAAATAACAATAAATTTCCAACATATTACTGTGGTGTTTATTTAGGTATATTATCCCTAAAATCAGATATGAAAATATCTTCAATAAACGATAACATTTTTTTAAATTTTAATTAAAATACTATATTATGATATACATAGACAAAATAACAAAAAGAAGTGATTTAGAAAATAATGAAAGTCTCACCACGTACGATGTCGAGTGGGACGCACAACAAAATTACAAAGCCTTTGAAACTTTCTTTTATTTCTTAAAAGAAGTTAGACCTAGTAGAATACTTGAAATTGGTACCTCAAAGGGTGGTTTTACACACTTTTTGAATGAATCGTGTAAAACCTTAAACCTAGATTGTTACATACTTTCTTTAGATATAAATGAGTTTCCTTGGTATTCAAGAATGATTGAATCGGGTATTGATTTAAGAATAGAGAATGTTTTCAATGACGATTATACTGATGTTAAAGATTATATTAAAGATTTTATTTCTTCTGAAGGAACAACCATGGTTTTGTGTGATGGTGGTAATAAACAAAAAGAATTTGAAATATTATCGGAATATCTTAAAGATGGTGATTTTATTTTGGGTCATGACTACGCATATGACAAAGAAACATTTTCAGAAAAAATTAATGGTAAAATATGGAATTGGCTTGAGTTGACAGAATCTGACATCAGAGATACGTGTTTAAAAAATAATCTTGTTAATTACAGGAGAGAACTTTTTGAATCTGTTGTGTGGGTGTGTAAAATGAAATTAAATAAAGAAGAGTTTAATAAACAATTTCCGACACAAAATGAAACTATTTCAAATGAAAGTAAAACAACGTTTGTTACTGGATTATGGAACATTAAAAGAGGTGATTTAAATGAGGGGTGGTCAAGAAGTTACGAACACTATTTAGAAAAATTTAAAGAACTTTTAAAAACTGATAATAATTTTATTATCTATGGTGACGATGAATTAGAATCTTTTGTATGGGAACATAGAAAAAAAGAAAATACACAATTTGTAAGAAGAAGTTTAGATTGGTTTAAAGCGTCGGTTCCATATAACAGAATTCAAGAAATTAGAAACAATCCTGAGTGGTATTCTCAATCAGGTTGGTTGCCCGATTCCACACAATCAAAGCTTGAAATGTATAATCCTTTAGTCATGTCTAAAATGTTTTTACTACATGACGCAAAAATATTCGACCAATTTGAGTCTGAAAATATGTATTGGATTGATGCTGGTATAACAAATACTATTCATCCCGGATACTTTACTCACGACAAAATCCAAAATAAATTACATAAAGTTTTCGATAAATTTGGATTTATTTGTTTTCCTTATGAGGCAAGTAATGAAATCCATGGTTTTTCATATCCAAAAATAAATCAATATGCGGGTAAAAATGTTAAATTGGTTTGTAGAGGTGGATTATTTGGTGGGCCTAAAGATACAATTACAGACATAAATAACATTTATTATAGTACACTAAACCAAACATTAGGTGATGGGTATATGGGAACGGAAGAATCTGTTTTTAGTATAATGTTGTATAAACACCCCGACTTAATCGATTATGTACAAATCGAAGATAATGGACTAATCTCTAAGTTTTGTGAAGATTTAAAAAATGACACGTATGAAGTAAAAAATACGGGTGGTTTAGTTAGTTCTAATAGTAAATTAAGTTCAACCAACGCGGCTTTATATGTTATAACATTCAATAGTCCTAATCAGTTTGAAACTCTAATTCAATCTATGAAAGAGTATGACGAAAACTTTTTAATAAAACCTAAAAAGTTTTTATTGGATAATTCAAGTGATTTATCAACGACTCCAAGATATCAACAATTATGTCAGGAGCACGGGTTCGAACATATTAAAAAAGATAATTTGGGTATTTGTGGTGGAAGACAATGGATTGCGGAACATTTTGATAAGACGGGATTAGATTTCATGTTCTTTTTTGAAGACGATATGTTCTTCTATCCAAGAAAGGGCGAAGTTTGTAAAAATGGTTTTTCTCGTTATGCGGACAATTTTTACAATTCAGTTTTAGAAATTACAAAAAAACACGATTACGATTATCTTAAATTTAATTATACAGAATTTTTCGGTGATAATGGAACTCAATGGGCGTGGTATAACGTACCTCAAGATTTCAGGGAATCCCATTGGCCGGACAAATCAAGTTTGCCCGTATCAGGATTAGACCCAAATGCACCTAGAACTAAGTATCAACATATTAGAGTTCACAATGGGATACCATTTATAGATGGTGAGGTATATTTCTGTAATTGGCCTCAGGTGGTTACTAGGTATGGTAATAAGAAGATTTTCTTAACTACGACTTGGGCTCACCCTTACGAACAAACGTGGATGAGTTATGTTTTCCAAGAAACAATAAAAGGTGAAATAAATACTGCAATGCTTCTTATGTCTCCAACCGAACATAATAGATTCGAACATTATGAGGCGGGATTAAGAAGAGAAAATTAATTTTTTGATATTCGGTTCGTTGTATATTTATTGTTATGGAATTTTTCATTAAAAAAAATGCGAACCTACCTGTATTAAAATTATACCTTATTAAGGATGGTAGAAGTGATTTTCAAAACCCTGTAACGGATTTTGATAACGCTTCTATTTCTTTTTCTATGTATGACGTTAAAACGGGACTTATAAAAATCGCTCAGCAACCTTGTGAGATAGTTACTGAATTGGATATGGATGGTGTTAGTTTAGATTATGTTGTCACATATAAATTTAGCACAATTCAAACATCAACTGTTGGTAGATATAAGGTAGAGTTTGTTTTTAATGATTCTACCGGTGCGTTAATCTTACCCCTAAGACAGGAGTTATTTATTAATATTGGTGATTCGATAAGTGAGTTAGGGTTTTGTTGTTCTTAGGTTTGACCTGTAAAATATTTTTTCTATATTTATAAATGAATGAGTAAGGGAAATTTCACATGTTGTGAAAGCTAATAATCCACTCGAAATTTATATATGATTGATAGTAAAGAAATTGAATCCTTCTTGCACGGAGGAGACCCAGAAGAATTTATTGTTGCGCTCGAATATGATTATGCTACAGAGTGCGTTTACAAAGTAAAAGAAATCCCCGGTAAAGGTAAAGAAATTAGAAAAGACACGTTTATTCCATTTGCTTGGGTTGGAGACTTGCGTGGTATGAAGTTCTATAATGATTCAAAAGAACTTCAAAAATCTTCAATGTCGAAGTATGGTATTACCATTGATAAGTTGGAAACCGGTGGTGATGAGAGAATGAAAAATGGCTTAACTTTTATGGTTAAGTCGTTAAAGGGATATAGGTCTCTTATTCAATTTTTCCGTGATGGTGGAATAGACCCGTGGGGTGAAAGGGGTAAGGAAAAAATATTGGTTCTCCCTCCCGTAGAACAATATCTCATACAAAAAGAAAAAAGATTATTCAAAGGTTTTGAGGACTATAATCAGGTCACCAGACTTGTATTTGACTTGGAGACCACATCATTGGAGCCAAAGGACGGTCGTATCTTTATGATTGGAATAAAGACAAATAAAGGGTATCACAGGGTTATTGAATGTATAGACGTGTCTGAGGAGAAAAATGCAATCACAGAATTTTTTAAAGTTATTGATGAAATAAAACCAAGTATTATTGGTGGGTATAATTCTGCCAATTTCGATTGGCATTGGATATTCGAAAGATGTAAATTATTGGGTATTAATCCAAAAAATATCTGTAAGTCATTGAATCCCGCACATTCGTTTACAAGAAAAGAAAGTATGTTAAAACTTGCAAATGAGGTTGAGGAATACACTCAAACTTCGATTTGGGGTTATAACGTTATTGATATTATTCATGCCGTTCGTAGGGCTCAGGCGATAAATTCAAGTATCAAATCTGCCGGTCTTAAATATATTACAAAATATATTAAGGCGGAATCTGCTGACCGTGTGTATATCGAACATACCGATATTGGTAAAATGTATACCCAAAAGGAAGAGTATTGGTTAAATATTAATAATGGTAACTATAAAAAGGCAAGTGAGTATAGTGATTTGGATATCAAATATCCCGGTGTATATAAGAAAATTACGGGCGATAAACTTGTAGAAATGTATCTTGATGATGATTTGGATGAGACATTAAAGGTAGACCAAGAGTTTAATCAATCTTCATTTCTCCTTGCGTCCATGATTCCAACAACATATGAGAGAGTTTCAACTATGGGGACTGCAACTTTATGGAGAATGATTATGTTGGCGTGGTCGTATAAAAATAATTTGGCCGTTCCTGAAAAACAAAAGAAAAGAGATTTTGTTGGTGGACTTTCAAGATTATTAAAGGTTGGTTATTCAAAAGACGTATTAAAATTGGATTTTAGTTCTCTTTATCCATCAATTCAATTGGTTCATGATATTTTTCCCAAATGTGATGTAACAGGAGTAATGAAAGGATTTTTATCTTATTTTAGAGGAACAAGAATAAAGTATAAAAATTTGGCGGGTAAGTATAAAAATACCGATAAAAAATTATCACAGAAATACGACACATTACAATTACCAATTAAGATTTTTATAAATGCGTTTTTTGGTAGTTTGAGCGCACCCCACGTTTTTAATTGGGGTGACGTTGATTGTGGAGAACAAATTACGTGTACCGGTAGACAATATCTTCGTCAAATGGTTAAGTTTTTTATGAATAAAGGATATTCAGTTCTTGTTCTTGATACGGATGGTGTGAACTTTTCATTACCTGATGGGGGTGTTGATGATAGAATTTATATTGGTAAAGGTAATAATTGGTTGGTAGAAAAGGATAAAGAATATAGAGGGTATGATGCGGATGTTGCGGAGTTTAATGATATTTTCATGAAAAATGAGATGGGGTTAGATTGTGATGGTACTTGGGATAGTTGTATTAATTTATCAAGAAAAAACTATGCGGTTATGGAATCTAATGGTAAAATTAAACTTACCGGTAATTCAATTAAAAGTAAAAAACTCCCCCTATATATTGAGGACTTCTTGGATGTTGCGGTGAAACTTCTTCTTGAGGGTAAAGGAAAAGAGTTTGTTGAATATTATTATGAGTATCTACAAAAGATTTTTGACAAACAAATACCATTGATGAAAATCGCACAGAGAGCAAAAGTTAAACTCACAATGGAGGATTATAAAAAGAGGTCAACACAGAAAACAAAGGCGGGTGGAGCGATGTCAATGATGGCACATCTTGAATTAGCAATAAAAAATAAATTAAACGTTAATCTTGGTGATGTAATTTATTATGTTAATAATGGTACAAAGGCATCTCAAGGTGACGTTCAAAAAATAACCAAACCAACAAAAAAATTACAAGAAGAATATATGTTGGCTCACGGAAAACCGATACCTGAAGGATACGTTCAAATTAATTGTTATATGTTAGAACAAAGTGTATTAGAATCTAACCCAAATATGACCGGAGAATATAATGTCGCCAGAGCTATTACAACTTTTAATAAGAGAATTGAACCTTTGTTAGTTGTATTTAAACAAGAGGTGAGGGATGGTTTACTTGTTGATGAACCAAAAGACAGAGGAATATTTACAACCGAACAATGTGAACTTATAAGTGGTGTTCCTTTTGAAGAGGGAGACCAAGATAGATTAAAAGAGGATTTGTTAGATATGTCCGAGGATGAAATAAAGTTTTGGGAAAAAACTAATATTGACCCAAATTACATTTATGAATTGGCTGAAGAGGGGTGGGAAGAAAATCTATGATTGTTTTAACCCATCACTCGATAAAATAAACCAGTTTCCATTACAAAATCTAAATTCAATACACGCACCTTTATCGGCAACAATTTCGTCGTATTCTTCGTCAATTTTGCCGATATTTGGTTGTATTGTTACTTGAGTTAAACATTTAATAACGGTATGTTCCGTTGTATTTGAATCTAAAATAATTTTTGAATGTAGGACTCCTTTAACAATAATACATTCTTCGCCTGTTGTGGAATAATCTGTTTCGGTTACCATTGCGGTTTCTGATACGTTTACAATGTAACCATTTATTCTTTTCTGTACCGGTAGTGATTTTATAATTGCCATATTAAATTATATAACATATATTTGCCTTTGGAAAGCCCTAAATTTAAGTTGTTTGTTAAGATTTTCCGCAATCAATGCTTCTTTTTCCATTTGTTTTTCCGGTCTTAATCTTTCTAATCTTAATTTTAACTCTTCTTCTAGTTTTGTTTTTTCATCTTTACCTTCGGTCAAAAGACTTGTATAATCCATTTGTATTTCAGAGTCGGGCGTTTTTAAATTACCACTATATTTTCCTCTAACTCTACCTAACGTTTCTTTAACATATGCGGTAAACCATCTTCTAACCCATTGCTTAGCGGGTTCATTTAAATCGTTCCAACCAATGGCCTCCAATGGAACATCCGAGGGTAAACGTACGATGTCAGGATTTAATTTTAAACAATCATTTCTATCTCTACCATCAACCTCATAATACCAATACCAAACTTTTTTACCTGAATAAGAACTATAGTTCGACCAATTAAATCTACCACCAGGCGTATTCATTAAGTGGATTAATTTTTTACCATCAGGAAGTGCGGTAACTCTGTATGTTAAATTCGCACCAAATATTCTGCTAAGTATATTTGACTCCTGTGCCCTGACTAAGTAATCAAATCCGGACATCATAAAATATGAACCTTGTCCTCCAAATTGTGCGTATCCCGATTGATTCGCTCCAAGACCGGCACCATCAAATCCAAATCCAAAACCTCCCAACCCCATTTGTCCGAAAATTCCGTACGGTCTATCACTAAACCACAATAATTCATTAATTTCTCTACCTGCCGGTATTTCGTATGTTTGTTGATTTTCAACCAAATCAAAATAATCTTGTTTTAACGCCCAAGGCCCTACTTGTTGTAGTCCAACTATTTTTGAATATGCGAATTGGAATTGCTTCTCAAAATCAAATGTTCTAGTTATTAGAGCGTTTGCAACAGATTGTTTACTCATATCAAGATTAACTAAATTAGTCCAATTGGTTTCAATTAACCAATCCTGAATATATTGTTCGTAATCTTGGATTGATAATTCCATTAAGGAATCCATCATTTCATCTTCAATTTCGATACTTCTAATAGGTGCACCGAGAAGATGTTTAACTCTTGTATAAATTTTTGACCTTTCTGGTTCTTGGATTACTGACATATTTATAAATATTATGATTTCAAATAAAAATTTTTTTGTTAGTTCAAATCTTTACTTTATCTTTGTGTTATAAACGGTTTCAATAAGGTAATTCAAGGTTAGTGGTCTCCTGAATTGTTTTGAAACCAATATCTAAACCACATATTTTAATAGGGGAGTATTTTTTTACTCCCCTTTTTATATTTATATTTGTGAGTATAAAAAATGTAATTAAAAAATTATTGAAGGAGTGGATAAACCCTGAGTCAACCCCCTTCCAAACTGATGCATATTTTTCCCCAATTATTACTTGGTATATTTCTCCCCACGCCTATGACAGGATGTCGGATAAAAGAAATCTTTCAAATGTGGATGATAAGGAGATTGAAGATTTGTGCCAAAGAGCAACAACTAAAATGATAAAAATATTCTCGGATAAAAGAAATAATTTTAAACCAGGTCCCGGGTTCAAGTTTCAAATATTGGATAAACAAAATGAATACTTGACTTTAGGTTGTATTATCGAAAGACACGAAATTTTATCTGAGTTGGATATATCCATTTTAACAGTAATAAAATCAGGTTCAAGATTAAGATTGGGGGGTTATGTTGCAACTTATGAACCTAAATTATTTACAATAGAAGTTTAACTTTTATTTCTCAAATCGTTAATTCTTTGTAATATTTCTTCTGCGGAATCGGCCGAGTTTTGATTATCACCCATTACGGTTGCAATAACTTGTTTCTTTGCATTTATTATGTCGTATATAACACCTTCAACAGTATTCTCAAAAATGGGGTAATAAACTAATACATTATTTTTTTGTCCGTATCTATAACATCTATCTTCTGCCTGTGCATGGTCGGAGGGTAAAAAAGACAAATCATTCATAATAACCGCTTCACCCGATGTTAGGGTAATCCCAACACCGGCAGCTTTAATATTACCAACTAAAACTTTAACTTTTGGATTATTTTGAAATTCATCTACTGAGTGTTGTCTATTATCTTTTGACATTGAGCCATCAATCTTAACTGAGGATTTACCAAAATGTTCCACGATTCTATTTAATGAATCAGTAAAATTACAGAATATAACAACTTTCTTATCTTGTTCTAATATATTTTCTGCAAGTTCAATTGTCTGTCCTATTTTTTCATTTGCAATAACTTGTCTAACTTTTGTTAGTTTTGAAAATTGAACCGTAAGTGATTTTGATTCTTCGGGATTTTTATCGTACCAATCATAATACTCACCCATTATCTCCTCATATTCTCTTGATTTTAACCTTAAATACACTGGTGTGATAATCTTATCAGGCAAATCTAAAACGTCCTCCTTGAGTCTCCTAAGTATCGTACCTGACGTTCTATCTCTTAGTTCCTCAAGGTTTGTTGCACCCATAACATTCCAAACTTTTCTTGGTCCGGCTTTAAATTGAAATCCATTACAATATCTTATAACATAAGCCATCCAATTTTTGGCAACGGGAGAATCAACTAAACTTAATAAATTGTAATAATCAATTGGACGAGATGTCATTGGAGTACCGGTTAATAACCACAACCTATCAATATCTTTCACAATATCATTTATAAGTTTTGTTCTTTTGGCCTGAGCGTTCTTTATATAATGTGCCTCATCAACAATTACCAAATCAAAATTCGCTTTCATCATATCCGAGTTCTTCTTTTCTTTGGTACTATGAAAGTTTTTAATAATATCATAATTGATGATAACAAAATCATGTTCGGTTGAAAAACTTTTACTTTCGGCAATAAAGATACTTCTGTCAGTATAGTTCTCAATTTCTCTCTTCCAATTTATTTTAAGAGTTGCAGGGCAAACAATTAAAATCTTTTTCGCCCCCGATTCAAGTGCGGCAATAATTGTTGATGTTGTCTTACCTAAACCCATATCATCGGCGAGGATAAACTTTTTATTTTCAACTAATTTTTGGATTGATTCTTTTTGATGTGTAAGTGGTGGACGATGAGAATATTTTTCATAATCAATGACAACATCTTTAACGGTATTGTCTTTTATGATTGACGCCTTTGGTAACCAAAATTCGTGTAGTTCTTCTCTTTCAAACATCTTACCCCAAATGTGATATGCCTTTTCTTTTTCCGCCAATATCTTTTCAACATAAACTTTTTCGGGGGTTACGGGATATAATTTATCATCTGCAAATTTTTGTGCGAAATAATCATCAAGAACCGCCCACTTTCTTGCAACCTTTGGTTGTTTATTGTGATTATTAATTATGTACTCTGCTTGACTTCTTGTGGGGTAAAACTTTTTATTTATCTGTGATTTTCTTTTTAATTCTAAAATATAGTTATTACCACCTTCATAAGTTTCAAGAATAGTTATTGCTCTTGACTCTAAACTTGTTTCCATTTTTATGTAAAAATTATTTTAAATATAGTTATTGTTTATATATTTATCAATATGGAAAAATTAGTACCAATAACAAGATTAGGTAAATTTTTTGGTGGTGACGATTTCAATCTTGAGATTGATATGGGTCAAGAATGGCTTCATGGGGATATGAACTTCACGGTTATTTTATATAGGGTTGATAGAAATAAAACAAAAACCGATGATGTTTATGGTGAAACCGTTAAGGATGGGGTTAAATTTTTACCTCCTGTCGAACTAAATGGTTTAGTAAAAATAGTCGCTCCGGTTAACCAAAAATTAGGTACCTCAAAAATAAGACAAGAAGAACCGGGTAATATAACATTTTCAATTTATCAAAAAACTTTGGATGATTTGGGTGTCGATATTTTATTTGGTGATTATTTGGGGTATTATGAAACTGAAAATAAAGTTAGGTACTATAGCGTTTCCGATGATGGTAGGGTAGTTTCTGACCTAAAACACACATACGGTGGATATAAAAATTTTTATAGGACTGTAGTTGCAACTTTTGTAAATCAAAACGATTTTAACGGATTATGATAATTTTAATAAATGAAAACCAAAAAAAAATTTTGGAGGATTCTTTAATAGGACAAAGAGTAAAGGTATATTATAACCTACATAAACACACTTTTTCAGTACAAAAAAATAATATTGTTATATTACATGCCGATTATGTAAAGTTGAATAATGTTGAATTCAAGGTTAGACAACGTGGTATGGAGAAAGTTAGACAAGAAAAATCAAAAAACGTTCATGCGTTTGTTATTGGTAATTTAGTGGACTATTGTAAATACCCTTGTGATGAAATACCTGAGGAGCCGACCGGAAATATTGTGACTTATAATCCTTACAAGTTTGATAGTTTTGTTTATAGAGATACTGAACTACCTGTATATAATGCAACTGAGGTTGATTTGATTAATTCAAGAAATAAATTATTTGTTATTACCGAAATAAAAAAATAATGGCATATCCAAAACAAATAAAAAAAACATTACCATTGGTACCTGATAAAGAATTGTCGGAAAGAAGACAAGAACTTTCTCAATTCATAACAAGAAATGGTACATATCTACCTAAGTCCGTATTACACGCAGATTTAGATAGGGGAATGTTAGATTTTGTTAAAAATGATTTAAAAATAACATCAGAAGGTGAAATAATTCCAATGATTGATATAATCATTACAACTCAAAATTGGTCTCAGTTTACAGAAACTTGGAATTTTGTGGATAGTGATTTTAACGTTGAGCCACCATTCATAACTGTAGTTAGAAGTCCGGAAGTTAAATATGGGACAAACCCATCGTTACAATATACTATACCAAATAGAAAACAATTTTATTTTGCGGTTGTTCCAACTTGGAATGGAAACCAAAATGGTGCTGATGTATATACAATACCACAACCAGTTCCTGTGGATGTTAATTATAGCGTTAAAATTGTTTGTAATAGAATGAGAGAATTAAACCAATTTAACAAAATTATTTTACAAAAATTCTCTTCGAGACAGGCATATACATTTATTAAGGGTCAATATGTTCCAATCGTAATGACAAACGTGTCAGATGAGTCGGTTATAGAATTGGATAAAAGAAAATTTTATATTCAAAATTACGACTTTACAATGCTTGGATATTTGATTGATGAAGAAGAGTTTGAAGTTAAACCGGCAATATCTAGGGTATTACAAGTTATCGAAATAGATGAATCAAAACCAAAAAGAAAACCAAATAAAGTTGTTAAAGATGATGGTGTCTTTGAATTGTTTTTTGAAATCCCTATTTCGGACACATCGTATTCAAAAACCATGGAGTATACCGTAAATATGACGGTAGTTAAAACAAATAATGTTAGTACTTATGATGTTTATATAAACGGCGATTTTTACGGAACCGACATAACACAAATACCCTTAAACACAAATGATTACTTAGAATTTATTATAGTTAAAACTAATAATACAATTTCTTCATCTATAATGACAAATTGTAAGTTAGTTTAATTTTCACCATATATATCTTTCTTTACTACACATTTTTCTTTAATAAGTAATTCTAAAAATTTATAAATTTTAATTCCTGTAGAATCGCAATGTTTTTTTAACAATTCGTGAGATTCTTTAGAAATCTTAATATTTTTTATTTCTTTTTTATTTTTTTCCATAAAGATAAAAAAAGCAGAAAATTAGGCGCTCATTTATAAATACTTTTTAAAAAGTAAAGATTTTTCATTTTTAATGTAATATTTATCTATAAAATAAATCTCTTAGATAAAAATTAATTATGGCAACTACAACTACTACTCAAAAAGTTTTCGTGTCTCCGGGTGTATATACATCTGAAACGGATTTAACTTTTGTGGCTCAAAGTGTTGGTGTTACAACACTAGGACTTGTTGGTGAAACACTACGAGGTCCGGCATTTGAACCTATCTTCATAACTAACTATGATGAATTTACTGCAATGTTTGGCGGTACTGAACCAACAAAATTTGTTAACACACAAATACCTAAATATGAAGCAGCTTATATTGCTAAGGCATATTTACAACAATCAAACCAACTTTTCGTAACAAGAATTCTTGGTTTATCAGGATATGATGCGGGTCCTTCATGGAGTATCACCGTTGATGCAAACGTTGATGGAACAACAATTGGGTACGATAATCTTCCTGGCACATCGTTTAATGTTGGTTTTACAGGAACAACTGGAGGTACTTTTGGTTTTACTACAGGTAATTTACCTACTCAGGTTACATCAAATTATACCGCACAATATAGAACTACCAATGGTAGTGTGTCAACATACGAACAAGATTTTGCTTCGTATATTGGAGGTATTATTATAAATAATTCCCTTTCATCAACAACATCAGTTGTTTATGGGTCAGTTCCATCTCCGGACTACAAAACATATATTTCAGGTTTAACAAATATTCAAAATGCGTTTTCATCGTATAATGTTTATTTACCGAGTAATGATTTAACAGCCGCGGCAAATGACACATGGTATTATGCAACTTTTGACAATACAACCGGAAATGTGTATACAGGATATTCATATTTTTATGGTATCGATACTTTAACTGATAACGGAGGTGGTAATTACCAAGGTAACATAACTGGTTATAGTTACAATTTTACGGGTACATCTTTTGCAGACTATAACAATCTTGTTGTTGCAACATTACGTTCAAGAGGTATATCGGAATATAATAGCACACAACATGGCCCACAATATCAAGTTACAGGTACAAGTGATGTGAGTTTGGTTACAACGGGTTCATATTCTTCAACGCAATCAAATCCATTTTCAACATTCTTAATATCAGGTAAAACTTATGATAGTAATATATTTTCATTTGAAGTAAGTCTACAAGAGTCTGACAGTAAATACATTAGTAAAGTTTTAGGTGCGGATAACTTCGGTAAAAATAGAACTCAGGTTCCGTTGTTTGTTGAAGAAAATTATCCGGGTTTATTAAACTATCTTTATAATAAAGGTTATATAAAAGGTCTTAATTCTACATTAATTTCATTAGACAGTGCAAAAAGTTTATCAAACACATCTATCGCATGGAATTTAGAAAAATACACTAGTCCGTCAACACCATTTTTTGTTTCCGAATTAAGAGGTAGTGAAGTTTTTAATTTGTTTAGATTTATATCAATTTCAGATGGTACCGCGGCAAATACACAAATTAAAGTTTCAATTGCGGGAATATCATTTAATAACCAAAATTTTGACGTTTTAGTTAGAGATTTTTATGATACTGATACAAGTCCAGTTGTTATTGAAAAATTCACAAATTGTAATTTGGATATTAATTCAAATAATTTTATCGCCAAAAAAATTGGTTCTTCTGATGGAGAATTCCAATTAATATCAAAATATATTATGGTTGAAATGGCAGATGAATACCCAATTGATGCATTACCTTGTGGTTTCCGTGGATACAATCAAAGAGTTTACGCAACAACAAATAATATATCACCATTACCTTATTATAAAATAAAATATAATACTCCGGGTGAAACAGTTTATAACCCTCCTTTTGGTAATACATCGGGTGGAGATAACATTTCAACTTCAAATGGAGATAATATTAGAAGAACATATTTAGGTTTTTCAAGTAGATTAGGTAGTGACGATTCATTAGTTCAATATAAGGGTAAACAAAATCCAGTATCTAATTTTGATACTGCGGTTGAAGGTGATGAGTGGAGCTATAGAACTAGAGGATTCCATATGGATTCAGGTGCAACCGTTATTACAATTGCAAATTCATTCAACACAAGTGGTGAGACGGCTTTTGATTGTGGGATTGGGTCTTTTAGGTCTGAACCAACAACACAACAAAATCCATATTATTATATCTACGCTAGAAAATACACAGCATTTTTTGCTGGTGGTTTTGACGGATGGGACATCTATAGAGAATATAGAACAAATGAAGATAGATTTAAATTAGGAGGTACAGGTTATTTGGCAGGTGCTTCGGTTAGTACAAGATACCCAACCGCAACAGGTTATGGTATGTTTAAACAAATAACCGTTAATCAAAACACGGTTGATTGGGCTAACACAGATTATTATGCATATCTTTTAGGTATAGAAACATTCTCAAACCCTGAAGCAACAAATATTAATATTTTTGCTACGGGTGGAATTAATTTAATAGATTTTAACGGTCTTTCTGAAGATGCGATTAGTATGATTCAATACAGTAGAGCGGATTCAATTTATATCGCAACAATGCCGGATTTTGATATGTTTACACCGGATAGTACAAATACAGATAATAAAATATTACCACAAGAAGCGGTTGATATTTTAGAAGAAACTGGTATAGATTCAAACTACACTGCAACGTATTATCCATGGGTATTAACAAGAGATACTGTTAATAACACACAAATTTACTTACCGGCAACCGCTGAAGTGGTAAGAAACTTAGCATTAACCGATAACGTTTCATTCCCTTGGTTCGCATCTGCGGGTTATACAAGAGGTATTGTTAACTCTGTTAAGGCGAGAATTAAACTAACACAAGAAGATAGAGATACGTTATACATTGGTAGAATTAACCCAATCGCAACTTTCTCTGATGTGGGAACTGTTATTTGGGGTAATAAAACACTTCAAATTGCAGATTCAGCTCTTAATAGATTAAACGTTAGAAGATTGTTATTACAAGCACGTAAATTAATTTCTGCGGTTGCGGTTAGATTATTGTTCGAACAAAACGACCAAATAGTTAGACAACAATTCTTAGATAGTGTTAACCCAATACTTGACGGTATTAGAAGAGATAGAGGTCTTTATGATTTCCGTGTAACAGTTTCTTCTTCTCCTGAAGATTTGGATAGAAATACTTTAACCGGTAAAATTTATCTTAAACCAACAAGAGCATTAGAATTTATAAACATCGAATTCTTAATAACTCCAACGGGAGCGTCTTTTGAAAATATATAATTTATACTTACCTTTAACCCCCGGTTTTAAAAAACTGGGGGTTTTTTATTATCTAATATATTTATTGTTATGAAAAGATTATTCGAAGGGTTTAAAGATATTGATACTCCTGATATGAAATATTATGCGTTCGATTGGGATGATAATATTGTGTCGATGCCAACCAAAATTATTTTAAAAAATGAAGATGGTGATGAAGTTGGTATGGGAACTGAGGATTTTGCGGAATATAGAACTAAGATTGGTAAAGACCCCTTTAAATATAAGGGGGATGTTATTGTGAACTTTGCTGAAGACCCATTTAGAAATTTCGGTACTAAGGGTGACAAACAATTTTTAATTGATGCTATGAAAGCCAAAGAGGCTCCGGCGTTTAGTGATTTTAAAGAGGCAATAAATAACGGGTCTATTTTTTCAATAATCACCGCAAGAGGTCATTCACCAAAAACTTTAAGAACAGGAGTTTATAACTATATTACAACAGGGTTTGGAGGAATTGATAAAAAACAATTATTAAAAAATTTAAAAAAATTTAGAGATTTTACAGACCAAGAAGATATGTCCGATAAAGATTTGATTGAAAATTATTTGGACTTATGTAAGTTTTATCCTGTGTCATATCAAAACGAACAAGGAGCAAAAAATCCCGAGGAAGCAAAGGTTATGGCGATGGATGAATTTGTGAGTTATATTAAAGAATTATCTTCAGAATTAAATAAAAAGGCGTTTTTAAAGAAAGATATTGGAAACAAATTTTTACCTACGGAACCTTCAATTGGTTTTTCTGATGATGATATAAGAAATGTTGAAGTAATGAATAGGCATTTTAATAATAAAGCAGATAATATAGTTAAGACATATTCAACTTCAGGAGGAATTAAGAAACGAATGAATTAAATATTTATATTAATACTGGATACTGGAACTGGATAATATATAATAAATAAAAAAGAAAAAATAAAAGTAAATAGAAAAATTTTCATTTACCCACTATTTATAAAAATAAATAACAAAATTAAAAAAATACAACTATGGCTGATTTACTGATGAAAATGCCGATACCTTACGAACCAAAAAGACAAAACCGGTTTATATTAAGGTTTCCTTCAACTTTGGGAATTAATGAGTGGTTTGTGGAATCAACAGCACGTCCGCATATTACTATTAATGCAACTGAAATTCAGTTTTTAAATACTTCAACATATGTAGCCGGTAGATTTACTTGGCAGACAGTTCCTGTGACGTTTAGAGACCCAATTGGACCTTCTGCGGCACAAGCTCTTATGGAGTGGGTTCGTTTAACTGCTGAGTCTGTAACAGGTCGTATGGGTTACGCTGCGGGGTATAAGAAAGATATTGATTTGGAGATGCTTGACCCAACCGGAGTTGTGGTTGAAAAATGGATAATGTATGGTACATTCTTATCGGATGTTAACTTTAATACGTTATCATATAGTCAAGACGGATTGGCAACAATTGGTGCGACTTTGAGAATGGATAGATGTGTATTGGTTTACTAATATTTTAATGACTTAATAATAATCCATATTTTTATATTAAACATATAGAAGTATGGATTTTTTTATTAAAAATACTTTATAAGTAAACATATTTTACTACATTATTAGTAATAAATTTAAAATTATGGATACACAATCAAGAGATTACGGACAACAAAACTTAACACTTCCACATGATATAGTGCCATTACCATCTGGTGGGTTATTTTATAAAAATAAAAAACAATCGGTTAAGGTTGGTTATTTGACCGCCATGGATGAAAATATCATTATGGGTGGCGGAACGGACTTTGCAACAAATTTACTTAGGGCTAAACTTTATGAACCCGATTTTAAAGTTGACGATATGTTGGAGGGTGATGTTGAAGCGATTTTAATATTTTTAAGAAATACCGCCTTCGGTCACGATATAACAATATCTGCGGTTGACCCGTCAACAAAAAAAGAATTTTCTACGGAAGTTTCATTGGGTGAATTAAACATTAAGAAGGGACAGTCTCCGGATGAAGAAGGGATGTTTTTAATTACATTACCCGTTTCAAAAACAAATGTTAAAATAAAACCATTAACTTGGGGTGAATCGGCAAACTTAAATAAGGTTTTAGAAACATATCCTGCGGGAAGGGTTCCTCCAAAAATAACTTTAAGATTACAAAAAGAGATTGTTGAAGTAAATGGTGATAGAAGTATTGCAACCATAAGTCAATTTGTCGAACAAATGCCTATTGCAGATTCAAAATTTATTAGAAAATTTTTAAATGACAATGAACCAAGATTAGATTTAACCAGAATTATTATAGCCCCATCAGGAGAAAAACTAACTGTCAATGTTGGTTTTGGGGTTGACTTTTTTCGCCCTTTCTTCTAATTACAGAAAAATGCAACTTGACGAATTTTATTATTTAAGTTCGTTATTAAAAATAAGTTATAGTGATTTCGAAAAAATGCCCGTTTTTATGAGAAAATATCTTTTAGAAAAATGGGTCGAAAATAACCAAGAGGACTGAAAATTCAGTCCTTTTTATATTTATAAATAAAATTAATTATGGCAGATGATGAAAAATCAAAAGGTTTAGAAGAAAGTTTTAAAAAACTTAGTGATGAGTATATGCCTAACGTTTTAAAAGCGATGGGTGAATTACAAGGTGCTGCAAGAAATTTAAATAGTACCTTTGGTCAGGGTGGAGATAGGATTAATGAAATGCAAAAAGCTCTTGGGTATGCGAACGCTGCGGTGACTAAGCTAGGTGGGAATATGGACGACGCTGTTAGAACTATGCAAGACATTGCGTTAGGTACTCGAAGAAACGTATTGGCGGCACAAGAAGACGTTAGTAAATTATATGCTGCGTCGAAAGTTTTAGGTCCTTATTCTGATGTTAGACAACTTGTTTCTAGTTTAACAGATGTCGGAGTTCAATTCGCACAAGCCGGTGAAGAAATACAAAAATCAATGAATTATGTAAGAACATTAGGTCTTAATACGCAACAAATTATGAGTGATGTCACCAATAACATGGCTATGATGAATAAATTTAATTTCTCAAACGGTGTTGAGGGATTAACAAAAATGGCTGCTCAAGCTTCAATTTTTAGGTTTGATATGAGTGATACATTTACACTTATGAATAAAGCTCTTGACCCAGAAGGGGCTATAGAGTTATCATCTGCATTCCAAAGAATGGGTGTTACTGCTGGAGACCTAACTGACCCATTTCAGTTGATGTATAAGTCGCTTAACGACCCCGAAGGACTACAAAAGAGTTTAGGTCAAATGACCGAAAAATTTAGTTATTTTGATGATAAGACAAAAACATTCAAAATAAGTCCTGAAGGAATGTTGCAAATGAGGGAATTGGCGAAACAAACTGGTATAAGTTATGAGTCATTATCTAAATCCGCATTGGCATCGGCTAACTTAAGTGCCGCTTTAAAACAAATAAATCCGTCAATTAATTTCAAAAGCGAGGAAGACAAACAATTATTATCAAACATTGCACGGATGGGTAAAAGTGGTGAATATGAAGTTAGTGTTACGAATGAGAAAGGAGATATAGAAAAGAAAAAATTATCAGATTTAAGCCAACAACAAATGGATAAATTAATTAAAGAACAAAAAGAAGGTCCAAAAACTTTAGAAGATTATGCTAGAGGTCAAATGAAAACCATGGATATAGTTCAGGCTGATTTACATTATATAAGAGTTAATTTAGAGAGTGGGGCTGCGACTGCAAAACAAATAATGGAAACTGAAAAGTTAATAAGAGATGTGACAACTTCATCAACAGATATAATTGCAAAGGCATTTCCAACCCAAGATGGCGTAAGAAAAGAGACTGAAACTGCAGTATCAACTATGTTAGGGGCAATTAAAGAATTGACATCGGGTAATGTGGATTCAAAACGAGTTGCTGAATTGGGTGATTTATTTAATAGTCAAATGAAAAACCTTGAAGGTCAAGGACTTGAAAAGATAAAAGAAACGATGATAAAACTAAAAGAGAATGTTATAGATAAAGGTAGTGCATACAAGTCAAAAATATTAGAACCATCAAAATCAACAGGTAAAGTTGAATCTACAAAAACAAGAGACAATAAGGTATCTGTCGAACAAAATACTAATGTTTCCGGCGAAATAAAATTCAAAGTAGAGGCCGGAAATGCTAACACGACACAGATAGAGGCTTATTTAAATACACCGGATTTCAAACGAGCGGTTTATAATGCATTAACAAACATGGACGCTAATGCGGTTACCAATCTTAAAAAGAGTTTAAAAATTAGTTAAAAAAAACAACTTAATCTATTTATTATAAAACACGTTAATGGCAAATAGTCCTTTAGATTTCCCTTCATCACAAACCTTTAGAAATAGGTTGATAGTTAGAAATTTGGCACCATACCCAAAGTCGCCAAGAAGGGTTAATCCGCCAACAACTTATGAAATTATACAATCTGACTTACCGGTTATTGACAGTCCGGACGAGTTAATAGACCAACCAACCTTTGCAAACACATTATACCCATTAAACCAATATGGAGCAAATAATGGATACGAACAAGTTAGAGACCCAAATACATTACAAAACACAAATTCAAATGAAGGAGAATATGGTTTTGATGACGTTCAGTTATTACAATCAGGTATAAACGAAGCTCCTGAATGGAAAAGATTAAACCCATATGGTGACGGAACAAATGTAATTGATTCTGCTGAGGATATTGCAAGTCTTGATATTTTTACAATAACAAGACAAAACCAATCAAACGCCCAACCATATCCAACAACTTTCGTTTCTTCGTTTTATGCTCCCGCATCTATATTATTAGGTGCAAATCCTAGAGGTAGTAATGGAAGTTTATCACAAGATTCGTTTCTTGCTAAATTAGGTGCGAATGTGTTAAGAAAAGAATTTCAAGATAGAATTGCTCGAGAAATTAAAAAGAAAACAATTGGTAGGGCAAACATTTTTAATGCAAATAGTGGTACTGATGTGTTAGGTTTAGTTACCGGGACAATACCATTAATTGAACCAAATTATCAAATTACCGCACCATTAAACCCAATTGTTGCAGCATCTGATTTGGCACTTAGACTTGCCGGAAGTATAGTACCAATTTCAACAATACCCGGTTCATATTTTGACCCATCAATTAATCCGGGTCAACCAACTACAATACAACAATTACAGAACGCATATAATAAAACAATAGGTCAAACTGTGTTAGGACAAATATTAGGTGCTCCTAAATCAGGTTCCCAATTGTTTTTAAACAATACAGGGGCGGGTCAAAAAGCAAGATTATTTAAAAATTTAGATTTTAATAAATTTAAACCTAATTACGAAAGAAATTTCTTAGATAGAGTTTCAGGTGCAATTACGGGTGGTAGGTCTGACAATAGTGATTTTTATATAGGGTCAACAAACTCGGAACCGTCAAGAGCGATGTCACCAAGTGGTTCGTTACCGGTTGACGAGTTTGGTAGAGAGGTACAGGCACCCGTTTACGGACCTACAGAATTGGCGAAGTTATATGAAGGTGAGGTAAGTAAAAATATTAAATTAGGTGCGAACGGGCCGATATATAGTGATGGAGGAGGTATTGAAGGAGGGTTTACATGGGTATCACCGAAGTATAAGGGCAATGCGGGTAAGTATGTTGGGCCGGGAGGTGATGTTATTAGAGAAAACGCGGATTTTAAAAGTGCCTCATTTGGACCTACGGAATCGACAAAATTAGAATTTAAACCTGGGTCAATACTTGATGAAACACAAAGACTTGTAAATAGTCAACCTGACGGCTCAAAAAGATATCAACATGTTGGAAACGCTATAGACCAAGTTAGTAAGATTTTTCATGATGGATATAGAGAAATGACTAAAGGTTCAAAAGTTTTGACGTATGTTGGTGATATAGGACAAGAAAAGGGTTCGGAGTATTGTAGAGTTTTTACAAAAGACACTCCGTATCTTCAATATAATGATTTACAAAAAACTGATGGAATTACAACTGAGGGTAGAAGATTCGCATATTCCGTTTTAGATAAAACATATAATCTTAATATCGCACCAAACAAAAGGGAGGGAGGTCAAGATTCAACTAATTTGGTAACCGGTAATGACGGTCAATACGCTAAAAAGTATATGTTTTCACTTGAAAATTTGGCGTGGAGAACATCAAATAGACCGGGATATACGGTGTCTGATTTACCAATATGTGAGAGAGGACCTAATGGGGGTAGAGTTATGTGGTTTCCGCCATATGAATTAAAATTTACTGAGGGGTCTACGGCGAACTGGAAATCGACAGATTTTTTAGGTAGACCTGAACCGGTGTATACGTATAATAATACAAGTAGAACAGGTTCATTATCTTGGAAAATTATTGTCGACCATCCGTCATCATTGAACGTTGTTGTTAATAAAGTATTAGCAAATGAGAATAATAAAGAAAGAATTGATTCGATATTAGAATCTTTTTTTGCGGGATGTAGAAAATATGATTTATATGATTTGGCTAAAAAATATTACAATGTTAATCCAAATGATATTTTAGAAATTCAAAAAGAAATACAAACAAGACAAGTTCCGGTTGAAAGGATTAAATATACCAAACAACAAGTAACAACAAATATTGATGCGGTCGCGGAAAAAACAGAACCGGGAATACCCGATTCAATACCTACCTTATCGGACTACAAAAACATTGGTGGGTATTTTGAGAACGATATACCAAAACCAAATCAAGACGCATTAAACTTTAAATCTACATATACAACATATACAACCCCTGCAAACATAAATACATATGCGACTAAATGTGCGGATACAAGAACGTTTTTTTCTACGGTAGTAACACCAAATTATAATAAATTAGACCAATTGGCAATTAAAATTGGTGAACTACTTACAAAATATCCGGGAGCTCAAAATACAATAACGATAAAAATAGATGGAAGTGCTTCAGCGCCTGCAACACAATCGTATAATAAAAAATTGTCGGTGAGAAGGATAAATTCACTAAAACAATTTTTTATAGACCATGAAAGAACTAAAACTTTTTATAATGAAAAAAGGTTATTATTTATAATTGGGAATGCGCTTGGAGAGACAGGGTCACCACAAGCGTTTGATGGTAATGGAAATCAAATTACCATAAACGCTCAAAACTGTAGTGATGAAAAAGGAGACACCTCAGTACCACAAAAAGATGTTTTTACTATAAGAGCAATGGCTTGTAGAAGAGCGGTTATAAGTGATATAACGGTTAATATAACACCTAACCCAGTTCCTGATGTAGTAACACAGGCCGGAGTCCCGGCGTCGTCATTTACAACCGAAGTCGACGTACCAAAAACAGAAGTTGATTCAGTTACGGTAACTGATGAAATAGAAAGGACAGTTATTAGAGATAATGTTTCAAAAAGAATTTTGAGAAGTTTATTATCTGAGTGTGATTATTTTGAAGTGGTTAAGGAACAAACGCCAATGGTGTATGATAATTTAAGAGAAAAACTTAAATTTTTCAACCCCGCGTTCCACTCAATGACACCCGAAGGTTTAAATTCTCGTTTAACATTTTTACAACAATGTTTAAGACCCGGAGATACAATACCTGTGATTCAAGAAGGGGGTAAGTTGGAATATAATAATGCGAGTAATACCGCATTTGGTGCTCCACCGGTTTTAATTTTAAGGGTTGGGGATTTTTATCACACTAAAATAATACCTGATAATTTGCAATTAACATATGAAGGGTTAGATATAAATCCGGAAGGGATTGGAGTTCAACCAATGATTGCTAACGTAACACTTAGTTTCAAATTTATTGGAGGACAAGGTTTGGCAGGGGCGGTTGATAAGATACAGAACGCATTAAGTTTTAACTATTATGCGAATACCGAGATTTACGATGATAGGGCTGATGTTACGGATACAAGTTATCAAGTCATAGATAAGGACTTGTTAGATTACTTTAACATTACTGTACCACCACCAAATATAAAACTTGGGGCGACACCACAAACATCTACAAACAATCAAACCATAGGTACAGTATTGTCGGCAACAACAACTGAAAGTGGGGAAACGGGAACTATTGAGTATAGATTATATATGAACGGTTTTATACAATCGGCTCAAGATTATTTTACTTCGGTTTTAAATAAAAATAAAGAAATTTTGGCACAATACAATAACGCGGTTAGGGAGGTTTGGAGTTCAAATAGGATTTATCAAGAAGGAAGGTTGGCGTATAACACATCAAAAGATGTTAATTTGTTTGGTAAACCTAAAGATTTGGAAAAAACGATAGAAAGTATTTTTTCTGAATATGTTAAAAATATTACAAATGATGAGGCAGGGTTAATAAAATTTATTAAAGGAACTCCGGATAATAGAAAAGATTTTTCTGACAAAGTTATTAGAGCATTAAAAGAGAGTTATAAAAAGGTTATTAATGAGTTAAAAGTAAACTTCCAAAGTTCTTTAAATGTTATGACACAATCTTTGGTTTCCGTGGAACAACAATTAATAAACAATTGTGCCAAGAACAATGTTGTTTTGTTGGGTCAAACAAATATATCTGGTACAGATGGATTCCAAGAATCAAATGGGTTTGTTAAAATTTATGTGACGACTCCAACAACAAAAGTTAGTGATAGTAAGTATACGGATACTTATAAAGAACTTGAAGGCGATACAAATATAATTGTAGGTAATATAATTGATTTTAACAATTTAATTGAAGCTGAAACAAGTTTTACTGAAAGTAAAAAACCAGGAGTATTAGTTTATGGAGAAAAATTAATAACTGAAGGAATTTTTAATTATTATTCGGAAGATACTAAGTTTAGCGATAAAGTCTTCCAAAGAGAATATTTCATAATTTCTCAAGAAATTATTGATAAAACAAAATACGCGTCTTTTAAACAAAAAATAATTGGAAATATATTAACTAACAAAGATTTATTTGGTAACGGTCAAATGGATTTAGAAAATCAATTTGATGGTTATTTTAATTCAGTTAGACCTATCTTTGAAAAAGAAAATAAAGTTACTTCGGCTTTTTTAAATACTATGGAAACAACCGTGTTGAAAAATTATATAACATATTCTCCATTTCAATCTGCAAAATTAAAAGGTTATGAATTCACATTCACAACAGAACAACAAGGTGCTGAAGTTGGATTTAAGGAGGCGAGAGAAAAATTAATTAAATCACTTGGGGTGATTGATAATGAATATAAAACAACCAACACATGGGCTGATTTAGCAACAGTTGGGTCTGTGAGTACGGTTGTTTGTAAAGTAAAACTTAACTAATGCCATTACAATATTACAATAGATATACGGATTTTTTAATTAATGGTCGTCAAACCGTTGTACCTTATGTTATTATACCACAAAAAACGACAGATAAAACATATGTCTACAAACTAGGTAAAAGTAGGTTAGATAAGATATCTCAAGAATATTATGGGTCACCATTTTTTGGGTGGTTAATACAACAAGCAAATCCGCAATATGGTGGGTTAGAAAATGGAATACCGGATGGTACGATATTAGTTGTCCCCTTCCCATTATTGGCATCATTGCAAGACTACAAAGGGTCGTTAGAAAATCATTTTTATTACTATGGTAGATAAAAAAATTCGATTTAAAATAAAAAAATAATTTATGGCAGGTGATTCAATAAAAGGAGACCAAAGTGGTAATATTTTAGTAGATTTCGATTATAACAATATTATACTTGTTGACCCTAATAAAATTAAAGACAGTAAAGGTAAAATATCTGAGAGATTGGTAGACCATGAAAATATGGTTATGTATGCTAATTTGGAAGCGGAATTGTTACCAAGAACTAAACTTAACGTTGGGTCGTCTCCGGATAAAATAAGAACAATATCTATTGCCAAACTTAATTTTTTAAAACCAAATAATGGGCGTGAATTTACAACACAATATTACGATGAACTAACCGGAAAGGGGACAACCCAAGGTAACGGTTCTAATCAAATTAATTCCACATATATACCCCCATCTAATGGGGAGAGAGGATATAATAGATTAGATGTGTCAAGTGACGGAGGTCAAGGGTCGATAGATAATGGACTATTAGGAATAACCAGTATTAATGTTAAAATTTCGGGTTCGTTCATACCTACAGTAACAATGTCATTGGAGGACGTTCAAGGAAGGGCGTTGTTTCAATTAGGGGAAAATTCACCATACTCAGCATTTTTTCACCTACCGTATCCACCATTTTATTTAACTTTAAAAGGTTATTTCGGGCAGGCCGTTAGATATCAGTTAAACCTAACAAAGTTTAATGCGAATTTTAACAGTATGGGGGGGAATTATCGAATAGATTTAGAATTTCAGGGATACAAATATAATATACTAAATGAGATTACCATGGGTTTTGTTATGGGAACACCCCATATGTATTCGTCAAGGTTTGACATATCAAACTCAACATCTACCGCAACCCCATCAAGTTCTTTAAAGGCTCAGGCATCTCAGCAAAGTGAGATATCACAAAATAGTAGTAATAGTAAGCAAACGGTTGTAAAACAAATGTTCGTTGAAAAAGGTTATCAAAAAATATTGGAAGTTTATAATGAATACAAGGTAAAGGGATTGATTGACAAAAATGTTCCCGAACTAACTATTCAACAATTAATGGATAAACTTCAAAAATTTGAAGATACAATAATGGATAATTTTAAAAAGGCGGATGTGCAACCTTTAACTGATATTCGAAATTATCAAGAAAAATTAAAAAATATTTATGGGATTGTTTATTCCGACCCCAATTCGTTTTTTTCTCAATATGTGAACCCAAAACCATTTATTGGTATTGATGGAACATATTATTATGCATATAAAGACGAGATTAAGGATGAAGATGAGGTTAAAGTATTTTCTAAAGTTACCGGGGATATAAGCAATTATAATAAAGTTTTAGATGAAAACCCAACGTTGGGTAAGAATGGTTCTAACCCAATTACGAATAAAATAACCGCATCTTGTTTGACGGCAACAACAACTCCGGATAAAATAGATTGGGAAAGAACCACAACCGAACAAGATGGTATTGTATCCCCAACGGTTTTTCAAGTCGAACAATTAATCTCAAGGTATAAGAATTTATTTAAACCAAAGGTTGTTGGAAGTGTTGGGGATGTTGCAAAAAGTATTTTTAGTCAATCAGCACCGGGAGAAAAATATACTACAGCGGTTAATAAGGGACCATCAATAGTAATTGAAAAACCGTATTTTTTTGTGATTGACGGTAAAGACAGATTTAAGCAAATTGTTAATGAGATGAATGCAACTGCTAATAAAATATTGTCTGAATATGAAACTAAAATAACGAAAGAATTAAGGGATAAAATTGAAGATAAAAAAACCGGATTAGGGTTTACACCTACGGTTAGAAATATTATTGCAATTATTATGGCGTCGGCGGAAGGTTTTATAAGACTTTTAGATGACGTGCATACGAAGGCTTGGAATGTCAGGTTAGACCCGGTTAGAAAATCTGCGATATTAAATAATACAAGTTCTGTGCCGAGCGTAGAAACAAAAAATGTAGTTCAAACAACTACAGAAAACTCTTCGAATTCTGGGTTATCTCAAATTCCGGTATTCCCTTGGCCGCAATATTTTGTGGAATCTCTTGACGAAAAAAATAAATATCAAATAAAATATCCGGGAGACCCATCTGAGATTAATAGGACTCAGGCTTATAACTATGACAAATGGCCCGAGGTTGAATTTGTTGAAGAGTTGATAAACGGTATTACAAAAACAAATCAAGCACCTTCAACACCAACCCCAAGTGATGTTGCAGAATTTACCCCATTACTTAATATTAATGCGATAGAGTTTCCGCAAAGTGATGTTATATATGCAAACAAACAAGAAATTAAATATTTTTATGAAATTTGGGAAAGACAATTTTTAACTTCTAGATATGAAAACTATGCTAGAATTACAGAAAAATCAGGTTCCGAGTTTGAAAATTTAATACAATTAATTAGTGATGTTGAATCTTCGAATATCTTAGATACCTTGGGTGTTAGCAATCCATCATTGAATATGAAGTTAAAAGAGTATGCGTTTAAGGCTGAAGATTATATTGAATCCCTTAAATCATTTTCAAGAGACGGGCATAGTGATTCGTGGAAAAATTTTATAAAAGATATATTTGTAACTCCGTATATTAAAAGTATGACGGACCAACCAAACAAACTTTTAACCACTGAAAATTTGGGTAAACAAACAACCTCAAAGGTTGATAGGTCTAAGTTAGATATTATCGTTAAATCTACATATACAAATAAACCAATAGTTTTAGATACGGTACCGTTTACAAATGAAGATTGGGTTAGTAAAAATGTTGTAGATGTACCAAATCAAAATTCTCTTTATAACACAACAAAAACTCTTTTAATAAACGAACAAACTAATATAATATCCGACTTTAACGATATTAATAATTACACAACAAATAGACCGGTTACTAATTTTTCGTATATGGAAGTTTCAAATCCATTGGCGATTGCAAATGCGTATTCACCACAGAGTTTAACCAGTTTTATTAAAGATTTTTACTATAAAAGAACACCATCACAATTTGTGCCTAGTGAAGGGTTTTGTTATTTTACAACCCCTAAAAACCAAAACGCAACAAACTTTGGGGCTCTGACACAAAATTTACCAATAAGGACAACAACATCAATGTTGAATACTCCGTTTTTTATAAATTCAATTGTTGAAGGTGTTGCCGCAGAAAAATCAGGTCTTGATTACCCATATTTGGAATCGTCGTATTTGTTTATAAATTCATTACCATTAATATCGTTAAGGGAGAGGTTAAAGACTAAGGGAACAAGTCTTAGTGATTTGGATTATATGTTTGCAAATCTTAAAAAGTTTGCGTCTATACATAAGTTACCGTATGCTTGGATATTAAAAATCGGCTCTCTATGGTATAGATATAAGAATTTTATACAGACCGGTAATGATATACTTTCAAGTACTATATGGGCTGACACTGACTACAAAAAAAACTTTGACCCCGTATCAAGTAATCCTCAAAAAAAATATATATTAACGGTTAACGGAAAAACCGGAACAACCATTCAACTTGAAGCGGTTACAACAAATGCAACCACAATTCAAACAGGGTTTTTCCCCAAATTAATAGATGAGTTTAATTATTTTTATAGGGGTTATAATCTTTATAAAACATTTAGCGACCAAGAAATACAAGAATCTATAAATGGTGGGTTAAAGTTATTTAATTTCACAAAATCAAATTTAAATCTAACTCAATTAGTTCCTCCATCAATAATTCCTACCACTTTGAATTTATTTACTTGGAGTGTGTTATTACCAGGTGATAACAAATACTATACATTACCATCATGGGGAGGAGACCAAAATCAAATTATTGATTCGATGGTTGAAAATAATGGATTAGTTGCGGGTGCTTCGTTAATTGGAAATCCATCAGTTTATAATGGGTCAACAAGATTATTATGGAATGCGCCTAACTATGGTTACTTTGATAAGTCGCAAATTAAAAAACCAAACTACACTGATTATTTAAATAAAATTGATGGTAGTAGTGGTAATTTAAGTCCATTTGCGTTATTGAATAAAGATGAGTATAGTAAGATAGAAGATATTTTTTCGGTTTTTGATAAAAGTATGTTAGATACGTTTGAGACAGAGTTTTTGAATTTTTCTAAGTCGGCAAAAAACGCTCAGACTCTTGGAAAATCACAATCAATATTATTTAAAGACCCCGCAAATGCGTCAATAACGTTTACGAATTTCCAACTTCTTTTTAGAAATTTAATGACTTTGAGAACTAAAAACAATAAAGAGTCTGAGGAACAATATTTTACAAATTCTATTACGGAGCAGTTTACAACATATAATAATATTATTGAAGATTTTTTAAATTATGACGTAATATTGAAACTTGGTAATCCATCAAATTATGATAGGTTTATTTTTGATTCTGTGTTGTTACATCTTTCAGGAACTCCGTCTAGTTTTGTAACATATTTGGAAACACCAGAAATATTTAAACCATATTTGGCCGGTACTTTACCAAGTGTAAATGGTGGTGTTACATTAAGAGCATCACAAGCATTAAGTGTCGCCAATAATCAGGCGTGGAATGAGTTATATTTAAGTGTTGGATTTTCAACTATTAATGAGTTGGTGTATAAAGATAGCGGTTCATATATTACAGATTTTTTTATTGATAATAACATAGAATTTACCGCGGACAATGTTAAAAAATTGGCATCAATTATTAAAATTTATGCAACACAAAAATTAGTGGATTCCAAAATGAATTCTTCTAAATTTTTTAAACTATTAAATGATTATTTTAAAAGTTGTAATAAATTACAAAATGATTCCTTAAATAGAGTATTAACAAAAATAAGAAAAACTTTACCGAACTACTCTGAAGCTCCCGAAAAGACGATAAATTCTTCAGTATCTGGTAATCAACCAAAAGTTGATATATGGGAAAATCTAAAGGCATTAAATGACAAGTGGATTGCAGGTGGTGATTTTACAAGTAAAACTTTTTTGGAAGATATTTTAATGCTAGATAAAGCGAGTAGAAATGTTGGGGATACATTATATATTGATATTTTTTCATTAAGAGATTTTTTATCTGAAAAAAGTAATATTGGTGCAATGTCGGTATATTCGTGTATTGCGAATATACTAATTTTTAATAAGTTTACAATAATGAATCTACCCTCATATGTTAATTTTTATAATAAACAAGATGTGGATGGAACCGACCAAGTTAAGTTAGAGTCAACTTCAAAATTTGCGGATAATATGTGGGGTACTTTTTTAGGTGTTGATTATAGAGAATCAGGACCAAAACTTGTTTGTTTTTTTACAGGAACACCATCTAGGTATTTAGATTTAGATGAATCTAAAAATTTCTTATTTAGAAGTGATGGGATACAATTAGATAAAAGTAATCCATTAAATGAGAGTCAAGAAGGAAAAAAAGATTATGCGTTATCTAATAGGTGTGTAGGTTTTAATGTTGACATTGGAATAAGAAATCAAAATGTGTTTCACTCCTTCAATGTTTCACAAGCGGCCGGTAAAGGGACATCAGAGTCAATATCTACGTTATACAATATGATGCAGCAGGCGGGCGGTAGAAATACTTCAACCCAAAATGTTAGTTTATATAATTATTACTCTCAAAGAAGTTATGGGTGTGAAGTTGTTGGTTTTGGAAATGCGATGATACAACCGACAATGTATTTTAATTTAAAACACGTTCCAATGTTTAATGGGCCGTATTTTATTACAGATGTGAGTCATGTTATAACTCCGGGAACCTTCCAAACATCTTTTAACGGAACAAGACAAGGGGTTTATGATTTACCGTCAATCGATACGTACTTGCAAAGTATTAATCAAAATCTTTTAACTAAATTAGAACAATTGGTTAAAAATAGTAATGAAGAAACTCAAACATCAAATTCTTCCGGATTACAAAATAATGCGGGACAAACAATCCAATCTTCAAGTAATGCTCCGGACACTGAAAATAGTTGTAAACCGGACACGTCATATACAACATATGTGGTTACCGCATCTACTGCTAATAGTATTAATCAAAATAATTTAACACAGGCAATAAAGAGAGCTGGTGTTAGTAATGAGTTAGGTGCTGCAATCTTTATATTATGTTACTTGAGAACATATAAAGAAAATGTGTTTAATGGTTATAACAATAACTATTCAATGGTAACCCTTGACAAAAAATATCAAACCACATTAGATTCCAATCCGGGATTTGTTAATAAAACTTATTGTTGTATATCAAGCAAGGCAATATCTACAACCAAGTCAATTGCAATTATTAATTTTAAAACTTTAGATTTGTTTGTTGGTTTTATGAAATCAATTTTACAACCCAAAATTAATCAAATTAAGGACATGGGTATCTATAAATTTTATTATTGTAGTGAATGGCAGGACAATTTTATTACAGTTGAAAATTTCAATGCGGGTAAAGATACTACGTATAAAAAAACACTTGATGATATTAATTCGGCATTATCACTTATTAAAGACCCATTGACTGGATTTGATTTAGGAAGTGAAACGGATATTAAAAAATTTGTTTATGGTAAGAGTTATACTCCCACTCCAACACCTACACCGTCACAAGTTGTAAATCCTACACCACAAAATGTTGTAAGTACACTAACAATAGAAAGAATAAAGGCGGGTAATAACGACACTAAAATAACATTTAAAGTTGCTAGTAATGTTGGAAAGTGGAAAATATCTGATATAAAATTCAATTTACCATCTAACTCGCCTGTAGGTATTCGGGATGGCTCAACAGGAAGTAGAGTAACTGACGAACAGTGGTATGTTAATCCATATGGATTGGTGGTTCAATTAAATCCAACAAATCGTTTATTGTCCGGAAGTTATAATTTTTCATTCCAAGTAACCGTTATACCAATAACAAGTAATGGAGACCCCGATACTACAAGGTCGACAAAATATGAAATAATTACAAGTAACGTTGTAATTCCATAAAACTTTGATATTTATAAATAAAACATATAATATGGACTTAACATCAAAATTAAACAACTATCTTGGAAAACAGGGACAATACTCAGAACAATCTATGGGTAATGGAACAAAAGAAGTTTGTGATTTAGAAACAGGAGATTGTTACGTTGTTAGAGAAAAAGACGGACTTATTGAAAGAGCCGGACATCAAACAACTGTAAATAGACAAGTAAAAGTAGAAACCGTAAGAGGTATAAAACAATTATTAAACGATTAATTAAAATGGCAATTGATAAGAAGATTCTTAGAGAAATAGAAAGATATAGAAGTATTAATAAATATATTATGGAGCAAGATGCTCCTCCGCCACCTCCTCCACCTGCGGAAGGGGATGCGGGTGCACCACCACCTTCACCTGAACCGGGAGGAGATGCGGGAGCACCACCACCTGCGGGAGGTGCCGATGCGGAGGCACAACCAATTGACGTTTCTGCGGATGATGAAGTTGAAAAAATTGATAATAAGGGAAAATCCGAAGAAGGGGAGGATGATACTGAAGAGTTAGAGATAACTGATTTAGTTACATCACAGGAAAATATTGAAAAAAAGCAAGAAGAATATTTTAATAATTTATTTTCACAATTATCTAACTTGGAATCCAAGTTGGTTGATATGGACCAAATTGTTGCCAAACTTAATAGTTTGGAGAACAAGATTGAGAAGTATAGAGAAAAAACACCACAAGAGAAATTGGAATTAAGGAGTTATGATTCATATCCTTTTAATCAAAAGTTATCTGATTTTTTTACAGATAAACAAGCTGATATGGAAAAAACAGGAAAAAATGAATATGTTTTAACTACTGATGATATAACAGATATTTCAGACGGTGAGATTAAAAATACTTTTTCACCAAACGATGAAGACGAAACTACGATGTAATTATTAAATTTTTAAAAATATATATTTGGATATCACAAATCGTGATATCCATTTTTATTTATTTGACATAAGCAAAAACTATTACTATACTTGTAATATAAATAAACAATTAAAATTAAACAACTATGATGAGTGCACTCGACGCCGTATTGGCACAGTATGAAAAAAATCAAAGTTCTGGCGGAGCCCAAAACAAGATGTCGCAAGACGAAAGAATGAAAAAGTATTTTGCTTTGTTATTAGGAGACAAAGAAAAATCAGGACAAAGAAGAATTAGAATCCTACCAACACCCGATGGTTCTTCACCATTTAAAGAGGCTTGGTACCATGAAATCCAAGTTGGAGGTCAATGGCAAAAATTCTTTGACCCGGGAAAGAATGACAACGAACGTTCACCACTAAATGAGGTTTACGAAGAATTAAATTCTACGGGTAAAGAATCTGATAAAGAATTAGCAAAACAATACAAATCTCGTAAATTCTACATTGTTAAAGTTATTGACAGAGACAAAGAAGAAGACGGACCAAAGTTTTGGAGATTCAAACACAACTATAAGAATGATGGTATTCTTGATAAAATCATTCCTATTTGGAAGAACAAGGGTGATGTAACAGATGCTGAAAAGGGTCGTGATTTGATTATTGAATTAACAAAATCAAAGACAGGTAAAGGTAAAGAGTATACTTCGGTATCTACCATTATGTATGACGACGTTCAACCACTTTCGGAGGATAAAGACCAAATGAAAGAGTGGATGAGTGATGAGTTAACTTGGAGAGATGTCTATTCTAAAAAACCTGTTGAGTATTTGGAGGCAATCGCACAAGGAAAAACACCGAAATGGGATAATGACAAAGGTGGTTATGTGTATGGAGATAGTGAAGAATCTACTACAACTATTGGTGGTGGTTCAAAATCTAAATCTTATGTTGACCCTCAAATGGATTCTGAGGTTGACACAGAGTTACCATTCTAATTAAACTTAAACTTTAAGGGTGGGGATAAAACCTCACCCTTTTTTAATCGTTAAATTTATGACTTACAAATTAAAAACAGAACCCGAGATTGTTTACTATATGGAAACGAAAGAGTGTACCATAGAGGATGAAAATGGGGTTCAACACGAAATAAGGATTAGCGAACATAGTAAAGGAGGTGACTTTTTTATACTTGAAGAAGGTATATGGAAAGAAATAATAGATAAAGAATTAATGACTTGGATTGTTGAAGATTTACCTAACGAAGAAATACAATAATGAAAAAACTAATAATACACCATCAAGTTAACTATAATAATTATAAAATTAGATATTTTAATATATTTTTTAATAATTTAATTAGATATATTTCATATAAAAACGAAGTTATTATTAACGGATATTCAAAAAATTCTCATAAAAAACGTAACCCTATTGTATTAGATTTAGATGAATCTGAAAATCCAAGGACAATAAATCTTGGAGATTGTGAGATGATAATAGAAGATTTTGATACAAAAAAGGCTAAAGTTTTTAGTGTTGCGGATATTGTTTCAGACGATATTATTAATCTACAATCAAACGATAATATAACCGATATTTACATAAGTCAATTTAATAGAAAAAAAATAGAAATTTTAGTTGATGAAAAATTCAGATATAAATATAAACCTTGGATTTACTTTAAAGCAAATGATTTTGATTTAGATTATTTTTATCATCAAAGAAAAAAATCAAATTTTTTCTTTGATAAATTATACTTCAGAGGTGATTTACGTATTAGAAATATTGTAAATAAATTAGATAATAATTTTTTTTATGGTGGAGAGTCGTTAAATGCACCATTTGAAAAATATATTGAAGAAATGATTAAATATTCCGTAGGATTATCAATTTCAGGTGTTGGGGAGTTTTGTTACAGAGATGTTGAATATATGGCAATCGGGATACCATTTATTAGGTTTGAATACCTTAGTGAAATGAGACAACCATTAATACCTAACTATCATTATATATCAATCGATAGACCTGATGATTTAAAAAATATAAATGATAATTGGGGTTCCCAAAGTCATGCAAAAATGATTATAGATAGGTTTTTGGAGGTAAAAGACGATAAAAATTTTTTAGAATTTATATCAAAAAATGCTAGAAAATATTATGAAGATTATTTAAGTCCGGAAAATAGTATTAACAACACAATCAGTTTATTAAATTTTTAAAAATAAAAAAAAATAATTTATGGCAGGAATTAAGAAAAAAGACATCGGAGGAATTGGGAACATAAAAGATAAGTTCTCAACCAAAACAAAATATAAAGAAACAAACTACTACAATTGTGGTGAGGCCTTTCATAATGCTTGTGGAGTGCCCGGACCTGTAATGGGTGGAATCAATATGTTCTTGGGACATAGTAATAGTAGTAAGACAACCTCAATGATACTTGCGGCGGCAGATGCTCAAAAGAAAGGACATCTACCTGTGTTTATTATCACCGAGAAGAAATGGAGTTGGGACCACGCAGTTGAGTTGGGATTACAAGCAACAAAGAATGAAAACGGAGAATGGGACGGAGATTTTATCTTTAATGATTCGTTTGATTATATCGAACAAGTAACAGATTTTATTAATCAGGTATTGGACGCACAAGAAAAAGGTGAGGTTCCATATAACTTATTGTTCTTATGGGATTCGGTTGGTTCTATTCCTTGTAAAATGACGTTTGATGGTAAAGGTGGGAAACAGCATAACGCATCCACGTTAGCAGATAAGATTGGAATGGGAGTTCATTCAAGAATTACAAAGTCAAAGAAAGAGGATTATCCTTACTATAATACAATGGTTGTGGTTAATCAGCCTTGGGTTGAGTTACCGGACAATCCATTCGGACAACCAACGATTAAGGCGAAAGGTGGTGAGGCATTATGGTTGGCATCATCATTAGTGTTCTTATTCGGTAACCAAAAGAATGCGGGTATCAATCATATCACCGCAACTAAGAATGGTAGAACTGTATCGTACGCAATTAGAACAAAAATATCTATACTTAAAAACCACGTAAATGGTTTGGGTTATAAAGATGGTAAGGTTATTGCGGTTCATAACGGATATATCCAAGACACCAAAGAAGATTTGGAAAAATATAAAAAGGATTATTCTCAATACTGGAACGCGATACTATCCGGAGACGGTGAGATAAAACTTGAAGAATCAGAAGAAGTAGAAATTACAGAATAAAAATTAACCCTACCCTTAAAGTGGGGTTTTTTATTAATGTGGTATATTTATATATAAAAATATATTATGGGAAAAATTATAAGATTAACGGAAAACGATTTAACAAGATTGGTTAGAAGAGTAATAAAGGAATCGGAACAAAATGTGGCTGCGGAACAAGCGGTATCAGAAATTAATTCTATGTTAACGAGTGATGGATTGCCGGGGATTAGTTTAGTTACACTTGCAGATGACGACGAATTAGAAAATATGGAAAAAACATATTCAGTAGGACCGGAGCCAAGTACAAATAAAAATGTGGATGTCAAAGCATTAGAAGAAAAAGTTAAAAATTATTTTTGTAGTATAAAGGATAATAAAGATAGTTTGAAAAGTGAGTTAAGAAAATTATTAAATTTAAGAAAAAGTAAGAAATCTATTAAGGAGGGGATTGACAAAGGTGAAATGGTTTGGGTGATAGGGTTTGCAATAATTTTGTTAATTGTTTTAATTACGGGAGTAAGAAGTAGGAGATATGGTTGTCCTGTTAACGCATGGACTGGATTTGGTTCTGGAAGATAATTAATTATTAATATAATATAACCCCTCAAATTAGAGGGGTTTTTTATTTACTTTTTTTGGTGTGATGTTATTATTGTAAATTTTTTTTGTATTTATATATAAACAACTAACCTATGAAAAATTTTTTTACTAGACTTTTAAGTCAAGACACACCAGAATCAAGCAAAAGGTTCGCGGCACTAATTTCATTATTCACAATAATTTTTGTTACTTTAGTTGCAACATTTAAAGCTGAAAATTGGGTTACACCTGAATTTATGTTTGATGCTCTCGCTCTTATTGTTGGAGGGGGACTTGGTCTTACGGTGGTGGAGAAAATATTCACAAAAAAAACACCTGACTCATCAAATAAACCCCCGATTGAATAACCTAACAAGTAAAATATTAAAACCACCCCTCCCCCATAAAGGAGGGTTTTTAATTATAAGTGATATTTAGTATTATGGAATATCCTAATCCAAATTGGAAAGCAAAGGCGGTAAAAAAATTTATATTATCATATTATCCTCAAGTTGAAAATGTGGAGATAACGTATTATACAGAAGACATTCCGGAAATTAAAGTATTTTTTAAACAAGAAGATAAAAGAATCCCAAACGAAGATTGGGTTTTACGACAAGAAATTAGAGACGATGTTAAAGATTATTTTGGGTTCAAACTAATTTACCCTCTTATGCATAATTCGAAGGGAAATGAAACAGAATCCGATATGTATCTTAGAGTATCGTCTTTAAACTACGACCCATTCTGGCGTGAGAATGAACCAAATGATGATTAATTATTTAATCTTATTCCCAATAAAGACAAGATTTTATTTTTCATTTACTATTTACTTTTACTAAGTATTTATTATAAACCCTATCCTATGTTTAGTACTGGTAATATAATCGTCACATCAATAGCGGTTTCTTTAAGTATGATATTCATAATGATATCTGCTTGGTACGTCAAAAAATTATTTGTTTCAGAAACTAAAGATTTATTAGTTAGGTTTATTCTAATTGTGTTTGGTTCATTAGTTGGTGTTTTTATTGTTGATAAAGTTGTTGCATTTAAAATACCGCTATTGTCGGTTTCTCAAAATGAAAATTTATTTGATTTAATTAAAACATTAATATTAATGATATTCTCATATTATTTTGGAACTCAAAAAGGTGCGGATAGAAAAGAAGAATAAGTTTGACTTGTCAATATTTTACAACTATACTTAATTCAGAAACAATATTTTATCACCTCACAAATGGATAAGTGAAAACATTTTTAATTGACGGAAACAATCTCTACAAAATCGGATATGAGGGGGTTAGGGATTTATTCTCAGGTAATAATCATATCGGAGGAATATACCATTTCATTAATACAATACGGAAGTTCTTAGAAGAACAGAATTACGACAAGGTAATCGTTTGTTGGGATAGTGAGACCAATACATCGGTTAGAAAAGAGATATACCCCAACTATAAGGGTCAAAGAAGAAACGAGATGAGTGAAGACCAAGAGGAGTCCTACCTACACCAAAGACGACGTGTAAAACAATATTTGGAAGAAGTATTTGTAAGACAATTAGAAGTTCCCCATAATGAGGCTGACGATTTAATAGCACAATATTGTAAGATTGCATTAGATGAGAATATAACCATATTCTCAGGAGACAAGGACTTTACACAGCTCATATCAGAAAGAGTCCAAATTTACTACCCTATTAAGAAAGAATACTATAAATTAGGTGATATGATATCACTTGATAAAGTTAATATTCCCCATCAAAATGTGTTATTAACAAAAGTTTTTGTTGGTGACAAGTCGGATAATATATCCGGTATTGATGGACTTGGTGTAAAAACTTTGGTTAAGTTATTCCCTATGTTACAGGAGAAATCATGCACTATCACTGAAATTTTGGATAATGCACGAATTATCGGGCAGGAAAAGAAAGTTCCAAAAATTATTGGCAAAATTTTGACTGGTGAATCAAAAAATGGTATACTTGGTGAAGAGTTTTACAATACGAATTTAAAGATTGTGGATTTGGGAAATCCATTAATTACAGATGAGGCGAAAGTATTGGTAGAAGAAGTTTATAAAGAAAAGATTGACCCCACGGATAGGGGGTATAAAAATCTAATGAAGATGATGATGGAGGACGGATTGTTTAAGTATTTGCCGAAAGACGACAATGCTTGGATTAATTTCCTAAAACCATTTTTAAAATTAACAAGAAAGGAAAAAAGAAAGTTATGAAAACATTTAAGAGAATTGGTAACGATTGTATTTTAGTTGAAGGAGTTTATTACTCAACTAATCTCACAAAAAAAACAGAGATACTCTCACCCGAAGGATATAAAATAGATTCAATTAGAATTAATTGTGTGTTTTATTATCCATATAAAATAGAAAATTAACCAAAAAAATAGAAAAATGAAAGAACAGGAAATTACAAAACTTGAATTCCTTTTGACTTTGAATGACAACATTATCGTCCAAAGATTTTTTAACGTCAAAGGATTCAATCCAAAGGCAAGAAATTCTTACGAAATGTATGATTTCATTAATTATGTTAAGGATATCCTTAGTTATGACTTGAAGATGAAAACGGTTATCTATATGATGGATAACAAAGATGCGATAATGCATGACCCAACTGTGATGAGTACTTCATATACAGATGATACGGAATATTTTAACTTATATGTTAAGTTGGGAGAACAGACAATTTGTCACAGAATTTTTGACGGAAAATTGTTTCCACCGAAAGTTCGTTATACGGTGGACGTAAGACCATTCTTAAAAGAAATCTTGAGAGGATTCACTGACATCTTTTCAGATTACAGATTATCTTACGAATATTTGGATTATCAGTTGGCTTAAAAGATATTTATCATTAAAAGGGGTTTACCCGAACAAATACTATGAAGAAAAATTTTGACTATTTAGGGAACACATTTCAGATACAATTACTTAATCAGTTAATTGTAGACAAGAACTTTTCAAGTACTATAATTGATGTCCTTGATGGTAACTATTTCGACAACAAGTATTTCAAAATTATTAGCCAACTTACAAAAGAGTATTATAAGAAATACGAATCAACACCTTCATTTGATACGTTAGAACAATTAGTCAAGTCAGAGATATCACAAGAATTGGTGCAGAAGATTGTTTTGGATACACTAAAACAAGTACAAGACGCACCTTTTGAAGGGACACTATTCGTCCAAGAAAAAGCGTTAAAATTCTGTAAACAACAAGAGTTGCAGAAAGCAATGGAGAAAGCTCAAAAAATAATTACTGAAGGTGACTTTGAATCTTACGACAAAGTTGAAGGGTTGGTTAGGGATGCCTTACAAGTGGGACAAACCGATACGGGAATTACTGATATCTTCTCAGGACTTGATACAGTACTTGAGGAGGATTACAGACATCCAATTCCTATGGGAATTCCCGGTATTGATAAACTACTTAAGGGTGGACTTGCGAAGGGTGAGATAGGTGTTATATTGGCTCCTACGGGGGTTGGTAAAACAACTATCTTAACCAAAATCGCAAATACTGCTTACAACTTGGGATATAATGTTTTACAAATATTTTTTGAGGACAATCCAAAGATAGTACAAAGAAAACACTTTACCTTATGGACGGGTATTGAGCCGGATAATCTTAACAAACACAAAGAAACAGTTCTTGCAAAAGTTGAAGAGATTAAAAGTTCAATGGATAACAGATTGGTTTTACAGAAATTGGCTTCAGACACTTATACTATGTCTCAAATAAAGAATATGGTAAGAAAGATGATTGCTGACGGAAACAAGATTGATTTGATTATGTTGGACTACATTGATTGTGTTACACCGGAATCAACCAGTAAAGATGAGTGGAAAGCGGAAGGTTCGGTTATGAGAGGATTTGAGGCGATGTGTCACGAACTTGATTTGGTTGGATGGACGGCAACACAAGGTAATAGAAGTTCAATCTCATCCGATGTTGTTACGACAGACCAAATGGGTGGGTCAATCAAGAAAGCTCAAGTCGGTCACGTAATCATATCAATTGCTAAAAGTTTACAACAAAAGGAAATGAACTTAGCAACAATTGCGATAACAAAATCAAGATTGGGTAAAGATGGTGTGGTATTTGAGAATTGTAAGTTTAATAATGAATTACTTGAAATAGATATAGATACCTCAGTAACATTCTTAGGATTTGAAGAACAACAAGAAGAAAGAAAAAAAGACAGAGTTAAAGAATTGATGGAGAAAAGGAAACAACGAGAACAAAATACTCAAAATATTTAGTAATTAAATATCTACTTTTTCACAAAAAAACTTTATTTTTTTTACCAAATTATGAGCCGCAAACCAAGCGGCTCACTATTTAATATTAAAATCACCAATTTTTTATAAAAAACAAAAAGAATTAAAATGGAAATTTCAAACAGAATTCTCAGTGAAATCACGGTATACATGAAGTATTCAAAATACCAACCTGAGTTAAAAAGAAGAGAAACTTGGTACGAATTAGTAACAAGAAACATGGAGATGCATATCAAATCGTATCCCCATTTAGAACAAGAAATAAGAGACAATTATCAGTTTGTTTATAATAAACAAGTATTGCCATCTATGAGGTCAATGCAGTTTGCGGGAAAACCAATTGAGATTTCACCAAACAGAATTTATAATTGTGCGTATGCTCCGGTTGATGATTGGAGAGTATTCTCAGAGATTATGTTCTTGTTACTTGGTGGAACGGGTGTTGGTTATTCAGTTCAAAAACATCACGTAGAGTTCTTACCTGAAATTAGAAAGCCAAACGAAAGAACAAGAAGATGGTTGGTTGCCGATTCAATTGAAGGATGGGCCGACGCAGTTAAAGTATTGGTTAAATCATACTTCTTCGGAGGTTCAAAGATTGAGTTTGATTTTAGTGACATCAGAGCAAAAGGTGCGAGATTGGTTACATCAGGTGGTAAAGCACCCGGTCCTCAACCACTTAAAGAGTGTTTGATTAAACTTGAAGGTATTTTAGATGCTAAACAAGATGGAGACAAGTTAAGGTCAATTGAGGTTCACGATATGGTTTGTCATATTGCTGACGCCGTCCTTGCCGGAGGAATTCGTAGAGCGGCACTTATCTCCTTATTCTCGGCAACAGACGATGAAATGATTAGTTGTAAGTCAGGGGCTTGGTGGGAAACAAATCCACAAAGAGGAAGAGCAAACAACTCAGCGGCACTTGTAAGACACAAGATTACCAAAGATTACTTTATGGAACTTTGGAAAAGAATTGAGGCGAGTGGTGCGGGTGAACCGGGAATCTACTTTACAAATGATAAAGATTGGGGAACTAATCCTTGTTGTGAGATTGCACTTCGTCCATTCCAATTTTGTAACCTTTGCGAGGTTAACGTTTCAAATGTTGTTAATCAAGAAGATTTTGAATCAAGAATCAAGGTTGCAACGTTCATTGGAACACTTCAAGCGGGATACACAAACTTCCATTATCTTAGACCAATTTGGCAAAGAACAACTGAAAAAGACGCACTTATCGGTGTATCAATGACGGGTATTGGTTCAGGTGCGGTATTAGGTTTAGATATGAAAGCGGGTGCGAAAATTGTTAAAGTTGAGAATGAAAGAGTTGCGGGGTTATTAGGTATTAATAAGTCGGCAAGAACAACCACGGTTAAACCTGCGGGAACAACTTCATTAACACTTGGAACATCATCAGGTATTCACGCTTGGCACAATGACTACTACATTCGTAGAGTTAGAGTTGGAAAGAATGAGGCGATTTACACTTATTTAAGAGACAATCACCCTGAACTAATTGAAGATGAGTACTTCCGTCCACACGACACTGCGGTTATTGGTATTCCACAAAAAGCACCGGAAGGGTCTATTTTGAGAAACGAATCACCAATCCAATTATTGGAGAGAGTTAAAAAAGTTCACACAGAATGGATTAAACCGGGACACAGAACAGGAAGTAATTCTCATAATGTGTCGGCAACAATTTCGGTTAGAGAACACGAATGGCCAGCTGTTGGTGAATGGATGTGGGAAAACAGGGACTACTACAATGGACTTTCTGTATTACCGTTTGACGGAGGAAGTTACATACAGGCACCTTTTACCGATTGTACTAAGGAAGAATATGAAAAACTAATGGAAACATTAAAAGATGTTGATTTATCTAACATTGTTGAAATGGATGATGATACAAATTTGAGTGGAGAAATTGCTTGTAGCGGTTCTGGATGTGCTTTAGTATAATGTTGTATATAAAATTAATAATAAAGGAGGAATATTTTCCTCCTTTATTATTTTTCACACATTATTACATATTTATAATAAACAAGTGTGAAATATGAAAAAAATAAATATGTTAAATAAAAAATTTGGCAAACTAACTGTGATTGATGAATGTGACAAAAACAAGAACGGTCATATAAAATATCTTTGTAGATGTGAATGTGGGATAGAGAAAAAAATATTTGGAACACACCTAAGAGAAGGGAAAATAGTTTCTTGTGGATGTAAAAACAAAGTTTGCGGTATAACGGGAAATATGTGGTATAAAATAACAAGTATGAAAGTTCACAATAGAATCA